CAGGAGAATTGATAAATGCCTTTCTACTTTCTCGACGCTTTATTTTTTCTGTCTCTGTCGGTTTTCGCCCAATATTTGCTTGACGAGCTGCCTCAATTGCTTGTGGTGAAAAGCCTCGAACTTTACCTGCAATTGACAATAATTCACTTAAATCTAAATAAATATCTAAACCTTTTTTCAAATGATTAGCAGAAAATATATTTCCGGCAAAATAATTTGTAGTTTCCGGAAAACATTCTGCTAATTTTAAATGGGCGCAAAAATGATCTAAGATTGATAATTTTATCAAATTATTTTCATCTATCCCACCCATAAATCTTGGTAAAATATGATGGTTATGAGTTTTTTCGTCAGAATACTCTTTTTGACTACATTCAATTAAAAATTCATTGTATTTGGTTAAATCATAACCTTCAAATTCTGTTAAAAACAAGTGATTATTCTCCTAACATTTTAGTGTTCTTTTTAAATCTCTTCATACCTGCTTTCCATGCTGCATAGACAATTGATTCTTTACTTCCATAAATACAATTCTTTCCAGACAACCCTTGAAGAAATGCAACGTTATCAGAAGAAGTTCGTCTAACAGTTTCTGGATCAATTGTTAAGAAGAAATCATAAACCTTTTTCTGTCTAGTTGTCATTTTCTTGACGTTTTTTTACATATTCTTTCAATTCCCAAAAGTTCTTCATTTCGCTATTGACGACGCATCTGGGATATTTTTCTTCAACATCATACATTTCAAGTTCTCTCCAATCAATGAATTCACCTGTTTCTGGATCAAAGAATTTTTCAAAATAACCTTCAGTGTCCATGAACCAATGATCTCTGGTTGAACTCCATGAAATCATATCAATGTTTTCTTCGTAGAACCATTTTCCGTATTCAAACCAAACCACCAATGGATCAGAATGTTCAAACACTTTGAATTCTTCCCTGTCTTTTGAGAGGATTATTTTCAATGGACTATTTGGATTAAATTCTTCATAGTCACAAGTTCCGAATAAATGTTCCATCTTTAAATTATTTTTTCAATGAATATTTAAATTCGTCATAAATATTTTGAATCACTGAATTGGCAGCCTCTAATCTAGATTCTGCAAAATTCCCGTTTGATGTATGGTCTAAACGGTTTGATTCTTGCAGCAATCTTTGAAATTCATCATTGATGATTTCCAAGGCTTTTGTAATCTTCTCTAATTTTTTAAAATGTGACTGTTTCATTTTTGTCCAATTTTCCAATTGATCCAAAAGATAGTTTGTCCTTTATCTCCGCCATTCAATTCTTCACCTTCTGGAGTAATTATCAACCAAGTCCTATCTCGTTTAGAGTAGAAATATTTGTAACCGTGAAGTTCATGAATCTTTTCCATTGTAAAATTCGTTTGTTAAATTAATACTGTAAAGGTAAAGGTTATCTTTCAATTAATCAAGAACTTTAACATCTTTATACCTTTACGAACATCGTTTCTGGATCAACCGCAAATTTAAGCATTCCAGTTTTACCAGTTTTTAAATCATCACTCGTTCCTATTTTCCAATATCGACGTTGATGATCGTTCCAACAATAAATATCAGTTCGAACTGATTGTTCTGGATTGGTGTTGAGGTAGTCTTGAATTGTGATGAAATTATTCATTTTTGAAATTTTAAAATAAATCGTAATCTCCAGATTTTTGTAGTTTTTGAGCAGTTGATTTTTTACAGTACAGAACGCCTGATTTTTCAAATAAAAATCCTTGATCAATCGCAGATTTTACAATTGACCAGAAACCATATTCTGGTTTATCAAGCCTTACGCACAACTCCTCAAAAGTACAAGGCTTTAACCACAAAGATGCACAAGTGTCGTTTTTTAAATCAACTATTGACATGATCAATTATTTAACTAAATATCTGTAATGAAGTCTTTGAATTGCTCCAGATGCAATGATTGTAAAGGCTCTGACAGTTTTAATTCCGTCTGAAATTACAGTTTCAAAATTGACTCCAACGTTTGAACTTTTAAGTTTCAAATTATCAACGTCAAGACCTTTCTGTTCAATTCTAAATGCTAACTTTTCAATGCTATCTTCATAATGAATTTCAGCATTTTTCAATTCTTTAGCAACATAATTTGCTTTTCCAAATCTACGAACGCCATCTATTTCACGTTGTAATTTGTGATAAATTTTACTATTTGCTGTGTTATGGAAATTTCTTGGAAAACACCAAGCCATGTGCCTAAATTCAGGTTCAATTTTGAAATACTTGCACCAATCTTCTTCTTGCCATTTGAATGTCTTTTCCAATCTTTCAAAATTTGAAGTTGCCCATTCCTCAGTCATCTTGAGGAATTTATCCTTCAATTCTTCAGTTTCAACTTTAAGTTTTGCAATTAAATTTTTCATATTGTAATTCTTTCAACAAAGGTAAGTAGGTTCGAGTTAACTTCCAAATATTTTTCAAGAAATTTTTAAATCATCCCTAAGTTGACCAATTCATAGTGAACGTCCCAACTCGCTTTGTCTAAATATTCTTTCTTCTCAAGGTTAGTCTTGTATGGGATGAACCTGAGATTCCGAATATCTCCAATGATTTCAGGATCCAATCCAGAGTTGAAGCCAAAACTGACTGACAAGATGTGATCCAAGTGATAGCGATTTCTTCCGCGTTTATCAGAATTATCTAATTGATACAAAGGTTGCTTATTGGTTATTTGAGTGACGGCTCTTCGATATTTCTTAACCGCTGAACGATATTCTTCACGGGTCAATTCAAATTTTTGCAATTAAAATCTCTTCATATTATTTCTTATTGAATGATGTTAAAATACTGATCAATTTCTTAGTGTTTTCTACTGATAAATTAAAAGATTTTGATTCATCTTCGCCACTAATAGTGATAGTTTTATCATTTATCTTCGATTGAATAAAAACATCTCCGTCATCAGTGTCAATTACCTGCCAATCCTTTTTTCCAACGTTGGAAGATAATCTTCTTAATGCATTAATTACTAAGGATTTATCTTCTATTGAAAAAACTACATCATAATTGGTTTTATTGTCAACTATAATTATTGCTTTATCATAGTCATTATAACTAATTGAAATATTTCCAATTTTTGAAATCTGCTCTTCACGAGATGGAAGATCATTGTTCCAAAACTCACTCGTATCGGGTTTTGCTTCTTTTAGATTTTTCATTTCTTGTAAAATGATTTGATTAACTAATTCTTTCAATTTCAATTTTTATTCTCCGTAAAGTTAAATGGATTTTATTAGAATCCAAGATTGTTAACATATTATATTTATTCATTAGATATCAATAGCGCGAATATTTAAATCACGTCTAGGATATTTTACTTCCCAGATTGAAGGGTCCATCGGCGGATAGACAATCCCCCCTCGAGTTGCTGTTTTGATGTCATAGACATTTCCGCTGTAACCACTTGACTGATCTATCAAATTAATAAATTCTATGTTATGGATTGATTGAACGCCTTCGACTCTATCTAATACTGAAGTTAAATTTGAAATAATTAAAGGTTCATTTATTTGACGTTTATCATTATCCATTAACTCAATGAGTTTATTCAATACGCGAAGTAAAACTTCATTTGAATTTTCATTTGGGCGAGTTACCACTTCAACGTTCATTCCTATATTGATAATCCACGGATCCTTAATTGAAATCGCGTCCGTCATCATGCGATAATTGCGAAGGTGAGTTCTCAAGTTCTCCTTAATCGCTTCGTTACAAACTACAAAATTTTTATTTACGTCGTAACTTAAACAGTAAAGATTAATTGAAAACGGATTAGGAATTCTGTCTTCCGACCAATGAGTCATCTGAGTGTCTTGAACAGCATAAGCCTTGCATACAGAACCATATTTCGGCGGAAGAGTAAAACACCTAAGTATCAAATCTTCCCTCGTCACCGCTCTATTCTGTGCGGCAAAGTTTGCCATCGCTTCTTCCCTAATTATTTCCAACGGTTTTCGGTTCTGACCACCAAATGCAGGGAATGGATTATTAATTGACAGTGAATCTTTTATCGTTTGAAGTACGGTTGGATCAGTTGTATCACCAGGATCAACAATGGTTGAAGCAACGATTGCTGTAATTGTGTTTGAATTAACGTTTTCTCTCAATCCGGTTGCAACTGCATATTGAACAGTCAAGACAGTATTTTGTGGTGCTGAACCATAAGTCTTTGAATAGAGAAAGTTTTGTGGATCAATTGAAACATCGGCTGCTCTCTCAAAATAATTCAATCCTAAACCAACGTTCATTGGATTTGGAAGTATTTCTTCATCTGCTTCACTACTCATTCCACCACCAAATTGAATCTCTAAGAAATCATCTTTTCTCAATCTTGTGACAAATCTTCGTTCAGTTTGCTTATAGGATAAAATATAAGGGACTGATGATCTGTATTGACTCAGATGAGGATCATTGTAAGGTAAGTTTCTAATTGATTGTTGAACCGTATCTTGTGCTAAGTACGGAACTTCATACCAAATATTATTGTCTGAATCAGTTACTTTAACAATTTCTGTAACATTCGGATCGTTTATCACGACCTTATCATATTGTTTTGGATCAGTGAACGAATACGTCGCTGTTTTTAATTCACCTGAAACTGCTTTGACTTTCTTTTTGAGTAAGAAATATTCAACTACGCCTGAACCGTCAACGCTATACGTTGTCACGACAGTTGGATCATAACTCGATGAGAATCTGAAATCAACTGCATCAACTGTTCTGAATTTAATAGCATCAGTATCAGTGGTTGCGACTTGCATATTAGGTTCAAGATATAAACCATAACGAAAGTCTGGACGAGTGTCTTGACCTTGACCAATGGAAGGGATTAACTGAAAAACTTCAAGTTCAACAGATGCTGGAGTTATTGTCTTTGCTTTGTAGCCTAATGATTGTGCAAGATTAAAAAGATTCTTTTTTTCTTCAACGAGGTACAAAAGGCTTTCTTGAAGTTGAATATCTGTGTGAAATGACAACACGTCAGAAACAAAAGCAATCGATTCAAGCAATGCCCCTTGTGGACTGGCTTCTGAAAAGTCATTTAATTGTTGGGGGAAGTACGTTTTTATAAAATTAATAAGTGCAATGCGGGATTCCGCAAAATCTTTATTAACATATTTTATTTCTTTGCGCGATCTATCATTATATGCTGACATATTTTATTTTGGCCTCAAAATATTCTTCTTTTGAAATACGCTTATATTTTTCCTCTTTAACATATCTATCAATAATTTTAGCGGAAACTCCTAAAAATTTTGATAATTCAGAAATTGAAGAATAAACTTCTCGTGTTATTAAATTCATTATTGGTGTTGATTTTGGACAAGTCATTCCAAATGCATAATTACCACGATGCTTTCTAGTAATTTTAACCTCAGATTTCAATTGTTCAATTTCAACAAGGATTCCATCAAATAATAACCATTTAAATTGGCTTTTGGATAAATTTAAATCCTTGACTGCGTCTGATTTGCAATTATAAATAATTCCGGATCGAGTATCATGAATTTTTTTAATTCTAGAAATTTCACCATTATAAAGTTCATGAGATTCTTTACTTTTTTTAGAAAGTTTTTCTTTAGTTTCTATAGATAAATTTTTCTTTGTTCCGAAAAATGAATTATTTTCTCCAGACCTCTTTTTGCCTCCAAAGGAAATTGCCCGTCGGGCTTCTAATGTATGAGTCTTACCAAAAAATGGATTTTTCTCTCCTTGTTGACGTTCACTGATTTCTTTTCGTTCCTTTTCTGTCTTAATTCTACCAAATGTATGATGATTTCTACCAACCATCAATGTTTTTAATTCATCCCGTTCAACTTTCCAAAATCCTTCAAAAAATTGTTTATAATCTGCCCCATGTTTTAATTTTAAAAATTTGACATGATGTTTGATTATCAAATTTGCTCCTGCAAGATTTTTTGAATAACCGGAAGTTCCAGAATCAAAACAATTTGCTAATTTTCTATGAGCACGATAATGATCTTCGATTGATAGTGGAATTAAATTATATTCTGAATTTGAGCCTTCCATACATCTTGGTAAAATATGATGTCTATGAGTTGCTAAATTTCCATAGTTCTTTTGACTACACTCAATTAGAAAATCTTTATACGGTTTTAATTTTTCCAATTCATAACCTTGTTCAACAAATTCATTCAGTAAGTTTTCTCTGTTCATTTAAATTCCTTATAGTTTTTAATAGGAGTTTTGAAACAAAGTCATTTGCCTTCAGTGAATTTTCCTTGCAATATTTCATCACCTCATTGTGAGATTCGATTGAAACTTGGAAGGTTTTAACTTTGTCTTTTTGCTCCTGTTTCATATTCTATAAGTATCTAAATTTTTTGTAAAAAAACTTTGGTTTATTATGATTTTACTAATTAACAATTGTTGAAACTCTTCCACCTTCCTGAAAGATGGTTATAGTCTTGTTTGCAAGTGAATTTGTAACGCGAAATCGAATAACTATTTGGATAGCATTTTCGGGATCGCCACTTACAATTCCAGGTTTTGCTCTTGGCATGACCTCAATACTTTCGTTCACAATGTGAGGAAGCCAATATGCGGATTGTTGCCTAATCCTAAACTCAATTTCAGTTCTAATTGCGTCAGTGTTCTGTTCAAAAAGGAAGCCTTGAATAAAGATTCCAAAATTCGGCTGATGATATCTTTCACCTGGTTTTGTCAACAGAAGATTGATGTAATTCGTAACTGCTTGATCCTCAGTCGTTCTTGACACATTGAAGAAACCTCCATTACTTCCAACCGAACTTCCGTTTAGTGGAAATTTTAATCCGATTACCTGAGAATCTTCATCTTCTGGATATCTTTTATAGGCCAATTTTCATCCTTACTTTTAACTAACTTGATCTAAGAAACTGAAATCTTCTTCATCATCGTAATTATCAGTTCCTTCAGATATTGATTCCATCCTACTAACAATTGCATTTCTTAGACTTGAATTAGTTCCTTGACCTTGAGGTTTCTGAGCTTTCTCTTCCGTCTTGAACATTCCTGAATAATCTCGGTTCATCGCTTCAATCACTGCTTTTGGTGCTGAAGTCAACGCTCTTCCAGTTTCAGTTGTTGGAACGTTTATTTCTTCACCAGTTTCTGTTTCAAACATTCCCATGTAACCTTGCTCTTCTTGTGGAACTGGTTCAGTTGATCTCAAAATTTCATTCAACATTGGATCGTTTGCCAAACGTCTATTGGTATTTGGCTTTGGAGATTGATAATTTTCCCTGAACCTTTTCTGATTTTCAACCAATGAGTTTGAATCGTTGTTGTTATATTTCTTTGTTATCTGAGAAACTTTCATTCCATCAATAACAGGATTCTGGCCTGATCTGATTTCAGAAATGATTTCACGTTTCATCACTTGCAACTCTTCCTTGAGTGCAATCTTGACTGAAAGTTTTATGAGGTCTGAAAGTTGTTTATTTGTCATATTATTTTATTTTTTTAGTAGTTGGAATATTTGAATTTTGGTATTTTGAATTCATAAAATCAACCATTTTAGTATCGTGTGTTGCCAATTCAAATTCAAGTTTTTGTGAAATGACAATAGCTGGAATTAAATAACCAATTATTCTAAATGCATGAACTCTATGAATTCCATCAATAACCTCATAACCAGAACCTTTTTTAACGGCCAAAATTGGAGGAAATTTAGATGGATCCGTCTTTGTCATTCTAATTACCTTCGGATCATTTGGATCGTCATCTGAACTATTCCATTCAGATGCTTTGATTTTATTAGGATCAAGTAAGGTTATTTTTGACTCTCGTTCCCAATCGACGTTTGCATCATCCAATCGTTGATCTAAATCTTCAGCATATTCATCATCTTCATCAAAATAAGATTCAATCTTGACTAAGTTTTTTAGAGCAATTTCATTTAATAAAGTTCTGAGTTTTATCATTTTGGTAATCTGAACATTAATTCTGAAATGGTGAAATCTTTATTCCTTCCCTTGTTCAAGACAAAATCAAACTTTTTATAAAAGTCAATTAGCCTTGATTGCGAAGTTGTTCCTTGATAGTCATCTTTTACTGCCGGAGTCAATGTAATTATCTTTTGATTCCTATCTGCGTAATCGCATAATTCTTCCATCACCTTTGAACCAATTCCTTTTCCACGATCTTCTTTATTGACAATTATTGTGTCTAACTTGATTTTATCCTTGAATTCTGAAACGAAGAAAGATTTCAGGTTATATTTTGATTCAATTGATTTTGACCAAGATTCAATATTTTCATTTAATAAAGTTCTAAGTTTCATTCTTTATTTGCTCGACGTTTATTCCAAGATGATTTATTTTCTACAACTTCAAAGATTCCAATGTCAACCATTTCTTTAAACACTCCAAACAAAAGTTTTAATTGTTTCATTGCATCCGTTTGTGAATTATAAATAATTCCAGTTCTAGTATCTTTTATGATAATCCTGTTACTTAAATGTTCTGGTGGTCTTTTCCGTGTTGCACATTTTTTACATTTTGGATTCCTTTCACAAAGTTTTTTTAAATCTGCCTGAGTTTCTTTCCTTGAATAGAACATTTTAACACCACAATCTGGACAAAATCTAAATAAATTTTTGTGCATCCCATCAACAACTTCGTCACATCTAAAAATTCCTTCTGGTAACACGATTTCAGGTTTCCGTTTAGATCTTGCTTCTCTAATAATTTCTTTAGTTTCTTCAGAATGTTTTTTACCATAAAACGAATTTAATTCACCAATCCGAGTTCCTTTTCTAACATCTGACATCTGCTTACATCTCTCTGGCGTAAATTTATCACCAAATTGGGCATGATTTTCACCTTTATTCAATTCGCAAACTTCCCTATGAGCAATTTCCCAAAATCCTTCCCAATGTTCCGAAATATCTTCTCCGTATCTCTTCTTCAAATGCTGTTTGACATATCCAACAATCAATTTAGCACTTCCATAATTTTTTCCTCTGAGTTTATTTCCTTTTGGAAAACATTCTGCTAAAATTAAATGGGCTTTGTAATGATCTTGGTAATTCAAAATTATTAAATTACTTTCATCATCTGTTCCACCCATAAACTTTTTTGAGTAAATATGATGTTTTTGGGTTCCTTGACCTGAATAATCCTTTTCTAAACATTCAAGTAAAAAATTGTTGTAATTGGTTAAATCATGACCTTCATAATCAGGTAGTAAGTTTTTGTTCTTGCTCAAATTGACTCCTTATTGCTTTTGAAATTAATCGTTCAACAAAAAGGTTGATTTTATAGGAATTTTCATTGCAGAAGTTTTTGAGTTCCTCGTGCAGTTCAGCATTCAAATTAATTGTCTTGACCTTTTTGTCCTGTTTCATATTCAATAAGTATGTTTAATAATGTAAAAAAATGTTTTTATTTTAGTTAAGGAAAAGTTAAAGTTTATGGTTGTTTGAATTTGTTAAAGTCAGATGCTTGTAATTGGGTAAAATTTGCTGCCGAAGTTGCCGGACCTGAAGGGCCCGCAGGCGTGGCATACTGACTTTGGCCGGTCGCTAATTTCACATCTTCTCCCAACCACTTTTTCAAAAAGTCCATCAGTTCATCCAAGTCAACTTTATATTTCTCAGATTGAAATAGGACTTTCTTCCCTGTCAATATCGCTTTTTCCTTTCCGATTAATAATAACATATCCTTGTTCGCATTCAGTACAACTCTATTTGAATTAATTGCTATTTGAGATTTCCCATCGAATTGTCCCAATTTCTTTGCGTCTGCATTTTTATCGAACCCTGCTTTAAAGTTCTTTAACTTTTGATTAGAAGTTAGAACCAAAGTTGATTCGTCTTTTTCAATGTCTTCAATCGTATATTTATTCGATGCTCCGCCTCCTGTTGGTTTTGCAACTCTCCAAATTGAAATTGGGTCACCATTGTTACTGCCTTCCCACGAGGGCTTCTTCGAATATATTGACAAATCTCCTTTTATTGTTGAAGAAAATCTAAGGCTCGCTCCAAATCTTCCATTTATTATATCATCACCTTCGAAGGGCTGAATTGGTTCTGTTTTTTTCGGAGGATCTGGAAACGTATATCCCGCTTCTTCCTTATCCGATTTTCGTTCTCCTGGGTTTCCACTTGGCGGTAAAGCACGTCGTTTCCACAATCTTGGAAATTTATGAAGTACGAGATCATCGGTTGCATTCAGTGCAGAAAAATACATGAATCCACTTCCTTTAACCTTAGAAGTTGACCAATCATTTGTTGGAGAAATTATAACAGTGACAATTTCTCCAATCAAAGGGATTCGTGAATTCCATAGAGCAGGCCGACAAAAAACAGTTCTCACTTGCCCTAAATTGCTTTCATGTGAACCAATTCTAACCTCTATGCTGCCGAGTGGGAGTAAATTTCCTTCAGGATCCTTCTGATCAGGCTTAAATGCATATTTTGTTTCCACAACTTCTGCTATAAACACAAGTTATCTCCTTCAACAAAGTACTGCCATTCTGAAAATCTATCAGATTTAGAATTTATTCTTTTATGAACCTTACCAACATTTATACCATGTTGGCGACCTGCCTCAGCAAGACTCTCATAAATAACTCCTTCAATTATACATTTTATCCGACTTGGTTTCGTATTTTCTACATATGGAATATCATTGACAAATATCCAATCCTTAAAAATTAAATTGGATGATTTTATTCTATAATTCACGGTATTACAAGATAAGTTCAAATGTCTTCCAGCCTCAGAAGCACTAAAATAAAAAATACCAAATATTACACATGGGTTATTTCTTGCTGCGTTTTCGCGCAACTTTTTTATTTCAGATTCAGTTTTTCCTCTACCAAAACCATTTCCCTTCTGAGCATCACTCATCCTTTGTCTTGATTCAATTGAACGTTTTTTACCAAATCCTGGGTTTCTTTCTCCCAAATTTATTTCTCGTAAATGATTTCGTTGCTCAATTGTTAATTTCATTCCTATATGTGCTATAGAAATTTTCTGTTTACTTTCTTCTGAATGCTTTCTTCCTTTAAAAGGTGGGTTGAGTCGTTTTTCTTCACGTTGCTTTTGGATAGTTTCTTCTGAATGTTTTTTCCCAGTGTTAGATATTTTTATTTTTAATCGAGTTTCTAATGATTGAATATATCCATTTTCTCCACCAGTTCTAATATTATAACATTGCGAATCTTTAATCAATTCATCAGTGACAATCATCTGTTCATGCCAACTTGCTTCTAATCTGGTTGGGTAATGATTTATTACTTCTTTTTTAAAAGCCTCTTTTCCATATAAACGAATAGCCTCTTTTATGGCTTTTCCAGAACCAAGATAAGAATCTTTATTTGGGTGAACATTCGTTGATCGAATACCATAATAATATCGACCATTTAACAAATTAACCGTCTTATAGAAATAATTGAATAACTTTTCTTCTTTAACTTTCAATTGGTTTTCTCCTAACAATTTTTATTCCCCACTTGCTGCTGCACCTGGAACAGTTTTATTTCTCATTTCCTTTGCTGCTTCAATCAACATATTCCTCTCTTCAATTGTAATCGTTCCAGTATCTTCATGATTAAATTTATTCTTAGCATTTTTCAACAGACCTCTTTGAACAATTGCGGCCATTTTCACCAACTGATCGTCATTCCTTATTGCCACATTTTGAAGATCACAAAGACCTGGAAGTAGAATGACAGCATCGTTCAAAGATTGAACGTATTGTCCAATATGAAGTGTTGCAGTTTCAATTGACTTTTGCTTTGCTTCAGCATTCTCGTATATTTTTTTCAGCAAGTCTTCAAACGTGATATTCTTCCCATCATCAGTTTGAAACAAGACTACTTCTTTGTTCAATTTAATTCCTCATGTTAGTACAATTCAATGTTATACCTATCTGAAATAGATTGTATAATTTTTTTCTTAATTGTGTTTGGAGCATTTCTGTAATACATTTCCAACCAAGAATTGATCAATTCTTTTTCATGCTTTTGGTTTTTAGGAGATTGTTTGACAAACCATTGATCAAATTTTTTCATTATTTCAGAAATATTAAAAACTTCTTCCTTAATAATGCGTTTTACCATTTCTTTTAATGTTTCTTTCAATTTAATTCCTCATTTTTTATTCATCGTCATCTAAAAGATAGCCGTCAATTGTTCTTTCAGCGTGTTCAATTGCATCGTTTATTCTATCAAACCATTCTCTGTCACCTTTAAAAACATCTTTACTTTCAACGTCGTTTCCCATAACTCTATATCCAGAAGGAGGTTGATGAATGATTAAATATTTAATTCCTTCATATTCTCCTCTCTTTTCAATTGTTGCCTCAGTCAATCTGTTTTTTTTTGCAGTTTCTTCTTTGACAATCTTTTTGATAATCTGCCTTAGTTTACTCATTTTTATTCTCCATTTTGATAATCTGCGAACATTTGTTCAATATAAGTATCATCGTCCTGAATTTCTTCTGGAAAATACAGAACTCTGTGCCAATACTTTGTTCCATTGACTTTAAAATCCATGTACATTTCTCTGCAAATCGGCCTTAAAACGTTTACAACATCCGTTATTGATTGGGTTTTAACGTTGACTTGTTCTCGGATCATTATGTACAAGGCTTTCTTATTAAAGATATCAATTGAATGACTGTTTTCAAATAAGTTGAATATTGCGTCCAAAATCTGCAAATCTTTCTTCGCAAAAGGAACGACTTTTCCGTTCTTGAAGAAGAAAAAATACTCAAGATGAGACATTCCGAATTCTGCAAACTTCTTGCAAAAATCCCTCATCTCTTCGTGATATTCTTCATTGTAAGTTTCATTGTCTAAGTTTCTATGCTGGTCAATTGATTCAACTTCGCACCTGCCATAAGTATCTTCTCCAACCTTTCTCATATTGGCCCAACACCAATTTATCGCTATTCTATTGAAGTAAGAAAAACCTTTTAGTCCACGACCAATGTCAAATTTATCTAACCTTTCAACTAAGTGAACGACACACTCATGTTTTGAATCGTGGTAATTGTTTATTCCATGATTGTGATGTTTCTTGTTATGAATAACGTTTTCTGCTAACTTATCTAATGCTGGATAAATTACCTTTGAAAACAATTTTTCTTTCTCAATGTTTGACTCAGACTTGACATATTGATCTATCGCTTCATCAACTTCTTTTCCAAAATAAGGTTTTTTTCTCATGTATATTTTTCCTAACTGAACTTATTCATGTTCTGGTAATGGCATATCTGCAATTGATCTAGGTTCAATTCCCATATAACTCTCTTCATCATCTTCGTCTGGATGAATCCAATCAACGCAAATATTTTCTTCCGCAATTTCTAAGCATTTTCTTGCATAGAACTCAGCATATTATTTCATAGCATCTTTCAATCCTTCATAGCCTTTTATAAATACATGAGGATCAACGTGTTCTTGAATTAATTCATATATTTTATTCATGTTCTGGTAATTCTGTTTCTAAGATTAGTTTTCTCAATTCTTCAACTGAACATTTACTCCAATGTCCCATTTTCTCATATAAATTTTCACAGTGTTGCTTGGCATAAATTTCCGCGTATTTCTGCATCAATTTTTTGACTTGAAATTTGTAAACGTCAATTTCATGTAGCGATAAAGTTCCAAGAACTTGATTGATTACTTCGTCAGTTTTATTCATGATCTGGTAAATTTATATTTGTAATCGTTCTTTCATCAATAAAGCATTCATGAAGGATATTATGTTCTGAATAATTTAAACTCGTCAATCGATCAATTCCAGTTCCGTAATTAATTTGAATTCTTGCATTTTCAGCAGCAATTTCAAGACATTTTCTAGCGTAAATTTCGGCATAAATAATCATACAATCTTTAATAGGTCTATCTTTAAATGTTCCTATTCCAGGTGCAGATTCATTTTTAAAACGGGTTTGAATTATTTCTTCAATCTTTGTCATTGTTCACTTCGTTTTCTTCGTTATTATTTTGTTCTTCTTTTAATTCTTTTAACTTTTGAACGACGTTTCCAATGCAAGTTTTAATTACTTTGAAAGCGAATCCAACTTCATCATCACTTGAAAAAGTTCCACGTTTATCAATCCTACTGATTTCACTATCAGCGTTCATAAACAGTTGCAGGAAAGCAATGTAATATTTTTCCGCATCCTCATAAATCTTTGCTTCTCGTTTTTCAACTTCAGCAATGAAATCTTCCAATTGTTTAGATTGGTGATATAAGTTGTAAACAAAGAATCCTTGAACAATGATGATTAGGACTGCTAATATTAATAAATAGACGTATATCATTTTAGATTTCTTTTATTCATGTTCTGGTAAATCTATATTTAAAATTGAACCTTTATCAATTGACCATTTGTATTCTAAATCATCAATTCGATTATAAAATCCTTCTTCAAACATTTCAACATTTTCTGATGCAATTTCTAAACATCTCTTAGCATAAATCTCTGCATATTCTTTCATCAAATCAGTTATAATCTTTTCAACATATCCAAGATTTTCTAATTGATCTGGAAAGAATTTTTGAGAAATCAATTCTTCTATCTTACTCATTTTTCACCGAACATTTTATCAAAAGCGTCCAATCCAAATACTGGTTTTTCTTCCTTTGCTGTGATTGGTTTAACTTCTGGTTTAACATTTACATTCGTATTTAAATTGAACTTTTCTGAAGCAGTTGCCCAACGTTCAAATTCAAACCTGAATGCCATGATGTCTGCGTGATGAAGAATATAAGGCATTGAATTCCTCAACTTGCTGTCTAAATCAAATCCAGCCAAATACGCTTTATTCGTCTCTTCATACATTCCGTCAGTGCATCGTATTCCAATCATTTCATTTAATGAGTAGGGAACTTGATAGTGATTTAAGAGGAAGAAACCTTTATCTGTAATTGGAATTTTAGGAACATTGGGATTCGATTTATAAATCTTACCTTGGTTTTTAACGTGCCAAGTCGAATCATTTACTACATAGTGCTCTTTTCCAATCCCAGGCAAACCAAGTTTCCCCAAATCGTGATGCATTGCTGCAAATTGCAATTCTTCCAAGGTAAAGTTATCAACTTTCATTCCCATCTTCATCCAAAGTTCCCATTGAACAATTGCAAATTCATAGACTCGCAGGACGTGATCAATATATCCACCAGGGATAGCATTGTGAAAGTAATCATATCCAGATGCAGGAGCCATTTGAACCCGCATATCATCTGAATCCAAATCATCGTACATTGCATTCAATGCATCTTTCCTCGTTGGAAATTGTTCGTTGATAATCGTTCTGAACGTTTGGTAATTTCTCGCAATTTGTTTTGCTGTTAAGGTAAATTCTGCCATTATAAAAATTAAATTTTGTTTATTTTGAATTTTCTAATTCCTTTGAAGACACTGAAATTATCAATAAAATCATCAGTCCAAGGATCATTTAAAAATTTATGACCATTTTCACAAAACCAATCTGAACAACCGTCTCTTTCTTCATAATTTGGAAAATATTTCATTTTCTCAAGACAAACGAAACATAAAATATCTGTTTGAATTGGATCGTCTAAAGTTTCAATGTTGAATTGCATATTTCATAGATTTGCTAAAAGTGGTTTCAACTTATTAAGTTATAAGATGAATTTTTATAAAATATTTATTTTATATGGATTACACTCTAATCCACTATTGACTATCTGACTTACGGCAGAATCACCAATTACTTTTCTTGCTATTCCAATTGCTCCATTAATATCTGCATTAATCAACCTTCCAGATGAACTTTGAAATAAGCCTCTTTTCTTTCTTTTTCCTAAATAACTTTCTTGCTTTTGTAATGGTTCACAGGCTAAATTATCAATTTTTGAAGTATAAGATTCTTCAGTTAAAATAACATCAATACCGACCAATTTTGCTTTATATTGGATTTTCTGAATTAATTTAGCGTGTGGAATTTGAACAAAATTTTGATTAGTCTTGTGACCAAGGTTTATTCCGTTTTTCCATCCATCATTCTTACCAATAAAAATAGATCCGATGTCATTTTCAATGCAGTGATTAATAATATATCTCGAAATTTTATGATTTTTATCTTCTATCCAAAAATTTCGATAATTATTTAATCTGGTAAGTCTTTTAGAAATTCCTTTAACACCGACATAAGACTTCAATTTAGCATTGTTTTTATTAAACCATTGATTGAAACTTTTAATTATCTTTCCATTAATAATGAAAGGTTTTCGTCCTACATTATTTATAGTTGAAACATAATTATTCAATCCAAGATCAAGTGATAAGAAGTTTTCTTTGTTTAATTCATGATTAATTTCCTCCTTTTCATATACAACTTCAACGACATAACAAGTTGCTTGTGGAATGATTCTTACTTGTTTAAATTTAGTTACATTTGTTTTTATAGGTTTTATAATATTATTTACAAAATGAATATGACCTCTTTTTAATCTTGATGTGGTAGTTGTGAATGTAATCAAATTCTGTTTATCACCAACTTTAAATTTTGGTAACTTTGGTCTTCCTTTAAATTTACCAGGATTTTTTTCATATTCCTTCTTTGCTTTCCTCCATGATTTAAAATTTTGAAAAACTTGTTTTATAACTTGTTGAGAAACATTTGAAGGTAGTGATCTAAAATCTTCTTGATTAAATTCTGCACATAATTTAGAACATTCAAATTCAGAAAAATATTCCTGATTACCAAAGATTGCTTGTCTATAATGATAGGTTACAAAGTTGTAAAGTAACCCAGATTTATGACAAATTTCTTCGAACCTATTGTCTAAAATTATATGTCTTTCTGTTAAAATCATTTATTGAAATAATCAAATGTTTGCTAAATTTTGATTTACAATTTTGTGAAATATTTCTTTTTCAATTGGTTTGGCGTTTCTGAACAATTCTTGACTGATTGATTCCTTTGAAATCAGCCATTTATCTTTGTGATCGTGAAATACAAGTGTCATGTATTTTTCACAATCAGAAATCTTGCCGTAACCTTTTCGCGTTATTCCTGCGATGAAGTATTCAACTTGATAGTATTTTTCTTCCATTAAAATTTTTCTAATTTGAATCCTATTGTTTCTAATTCAGTTGTATCTAAGAAAGTTTCGGATGGGAAAATTGAATATGAGTCAATGAACCTTTGAACGAACTTTCTAAATAAATCTGGTTTCTTCATTAAATTCTTCAATAGTTGATGCAGTGAATCTTGCCTGTAAATTAACTTCAGGTTCGATTCAACAAATACATTTTCTTCAAATAAAACATGGATGAACGATGGATGAATTATTCCTCTGATGTAGAAATTTAACTTGAAATTCATTTGAACCGTTTTCAAGTAGTCAATAAATAGTTCTAAATCAGGATTGCAATTCAAACCACAAACTAAATAAAGGTTCAATTCAAATCCATCAGGTCTCGATTGAAGTTCTTCTCGTATTGGCTTAATTAATTCTGGAAGTGGCTTGGTTAAATCTAAATAAATAATGACTGAATCTGAAACCAAGTTTCCAGATGTCTGTTCTGGATTATTAGAAGTCTGCCTATTATCAGGTTCGTCTTCGTATAGATTGAACTTTTTTTCATTACTCATCCGTCACCTAATCTAAAATCTCCAGTAATATTCATAACGTTTCCATGAACAATATTCTTGCCTTGAATAACGACATTTCCATTTCCAGTAATATTGGTTTTATTTGAAGATGAAGTTGAATCAATTTCAATCTGATTAGAATCTCCAAATGGGAAATTCATTTGCTTTAAATCTTCAAAAATAATGGTTAGAACCCTTTTGCCATTAATTTCAAGTTCGCCTTTGTCTAGTTTAATTTTCATAATTTCTATTTTGTTTCTTACAAGTTAAGTGAATTTTCTGAATTAACCAAGGGTTTAACAGATTTTTAATTATTTTTATTCCAAGCATCAATTTCTTGATGACTCATCATTCTAATTTGTTCTCGCGTTAAACTTTTTTTTTATTCTGAAGTGACTTTGAAATGTGGTCTGCTAAATCAGAAGTTAAATTCGTATCAACTACCTTTCTCTTCTTTTCCGTTTCTTCCAAATTAACCAGTTCCTCATTACTTTCATTTTCTTCAGTTTCATTAATAACTGGAATGACAACATTTTCTTTTACCTTTGTGGTTTGCCCTTTGGGCTTTCTATTATATTTTCTCTTCGGTTTGACCTGAGGTTCTTCAGTTGTATTTAAAGTCATTTCTTTAATTTCATCTGGTTGAATTAAAGATTTATCTTTAACTTTTGGAGTTCTTGGTTTCTTTGAATCTCTAGTTAAATAGTGATTATTCTTGAAAGCAAACATTGAAACCAAAATTAACATAATTGCTAAAGGTTGAAATACAATTACAATCATGAGAATTAACCAGTTAACAATCTTGTTCATTGGAGAACCAGTTAGCTCAGCCAAGTATTTCAAAGGTCCTAATTCTGATGCATTTGAATTATTGGCTTCAATCTCAATCATTTCAAGTTCTAACCTTTGAACTGAATCTTGCAATCCTTCAATTTTGGAGTTCAAAGTTAACTTTCTATCGTTGGATATTGATAACTGATTTTCAATTCCTTTCTTTGAAGTGACTTGAACATTGGTTACAACCTGACCTTTAATCACTTGTTGAGTCTGTGAATTAGTATTCAATCCAGTAGTCAAAGTTGAAATAGAATTATTAACTCCATCCAATTCTTTCTTGTAATCATCAATTCTAAGTTGGAAATTATCTTTCTTTAACTTGACTAACCCTGAACGTCTTTGAACTATTTCATCTTTCATCGCAGTCTTTTGATAACCATCTGAAAGATAACCATATAATCCCATTGACGTTATCAAGGTCAGAATCAAAACAACAACGATCAGTGGATATTTCAGGAATGGAGGTAAGAACTTCCAGAAGTATTTCAACGAAGCAGCAGTAACAATGTTTCCAAATTCAAACGAGAATGCGATGATGGTCGCACCAAGTTGATGTCCACCAAATAACTTTCCTAATCCATAAATGGAAAAGAAGGAACCTGTGACTGAAATTAAAATTGCTGAAAATAAAATTAAGTATGGGAAGAATTTCTTCATTGAATATAGTTAGCCCGTTATTGTTAATCTAACTTGGTTGAACTTTTACTTTATTTAAACGTTCCACTAAGGCAAACACACCGTGTTTGATCCGGCAAACCAAATTAAAAATTTGTTTTGGTAATTGGTTTTCTTTTACTATCTTTAACTAATAAGTATCAACATTCAATTACATTTTCGTTCTTGACAAAGTTAGTTAAAATAAATGACAATTCCAAATTTTGTGAGGTCTATTTTCAAAGTTTTTTTCTGTTAATAATTTGTTAATGATGGGATGAAATCTGAAAGTAATTAGAAGTTAACTTACCTTTACAGTATTAATTTAAACGAAACAAACAAGATCATGAAGAAATTCTTTTTATTTCAATGCAAAGGAATCACGGATAGGTTTTTCTGTGGAAATATTTATGAAGCAGAACCCACTGATGAAATTCGATATCATGGTCAGGAAATGACGTTTGAATCTTGTGTAAATTTTGGTGTTTGTAAAGAGTTCAACAGTCGAAAGGAAGCAAACATCTTCAGTAAGAATCAGGAAGATTTGATGGAAGATTCAAACAATTACGCCAACCGTGCAATGCATGATGAAGAAACTTTTGGGTGTGAAGGGGTTGATAATTGCTTGAATGATTAACAGCACTTTAAACTCAAAAAGCCTAATAGGATTAAGTTCCCGTTAGGCTTTTTTAATGAACAGCAGAATTTAAGTCTACATTCCAAATCTATACTTCTGGAAAAATACTTGCTTGGCTAATTGACAAGTTTCAACAATGCGTTCCAATTCCTTCGGAGTGCAATCATATTGAATTCCATGAATCCAAGCCTCCCCAAGTTTTGCTTCTTCAGAAATAACGTCCAAATCATCCAACGTACATTTGTAACTTTTGTTCCCGATTAGAAAATCTCCTGCGTGAACTTGGTTTTCTTTAATTCTCAATTGAGTTCTGTTGGTAGAAGCGACTTCAAAATCAATGCTTCCAAAATACTTTCCGAGGTGTTTTACTTTTTCTTGGTTGATTCCAAATCTACAATTAACTGACATAAAAGATATGAGGTGGAATCATTTAAGATTCCTTTTAGTTGTAACCGCCAATATGCACGGTCAACAAGTAAATATCCTCCAATCTTGAATTATCAATTTCATATCTCTTTCCATCGAGCAATCTATGAACAACTTCTGGAATTGGATAGTCTAAATGACCCGATTCCCCGTAACAATTGCCCTGTAAGACGAATAAAATCGCTGTTTTTGTATTAGATAATGAATGATTTAAAGTTTTGTTAAAATAATCCCATTTATTGAATCCGTGATCATCATTCAAAGTTCCGATGCAAATTGTGTAATCAGTTTGAATTGAAACGTCGTTGAAATCATTGCAGATTAATTTGATTCCTGGATATTTCTGCTCTCCAACTCGACATAGATTCGGATTAGATTCAATTCCAAAGTAGTCAATTGCACTTGGTTTTGAAAATTCCCATTCTGGCGGATTAATTAATCTTCCATAGAAATCTCCTCTACCCGCACCTAAATCTTTAACTGAAAAATTATGTTTTGGTAATTTTGCATTGACCCAATCATAAATCTCTTCCTGAAATTCTTCATCTGGATAACCAACAATTTCAGCATCGCTCATGAGGTATAATGGAAGTTTAATTTCAGCAATCTCTTTATCTATTTCTTCTGAAACGGCTTTGGTTAAATCATCTTCAAATTCAAGTAATGATTTTTGAAGTTCTGAACCTTGAAATGTTTCATCATTGAATAATTGATCAGCATAATCTTCGTGATCAACATAATGTTCATCATCTTCAAGATGTTTGACATAATCATCCATTCCAAGTTCTGCCAATTCTCTTTGTTCTTCAATTACATCTTCTGGAATTAAAAAAGAAGGTGCTTCGTCAATTGCTGCATTTGGATAATTCCTATATTCCAATTCAGATATTTCATCTAAAGTCAACGGAACACCAGTAATTCCTCCATCATCAATTATTGCGTCAATTTCCTGCTTTGTAAAGTTCTGCTCAATGAAAGAATCTATTTCATTATTTAGTTCTTCCTTCTTTTTCAAGATGTTTGGTGGAAGTAAAAGGTCTTCTAATTTAGTCATCGTGTTTGGGCAATTTAATATTTATAATCGAATCTTTATCAACAATCAATGAATAACCGTTTCCAGGAACACGTTGTTTCATTTCTGCTTTTTCAGCAGCAATTTCTAAGCATCGTTGAGCGTAGAATTCGGCGTATTCTTTTATCATTTCTTGAATTACAAGATAAGGATGATTATGATCTATTGCTGATAGTATTTCTTCAATCTTTGTCATCTTTCTTTAAATTAAATTTAATGGATAAATCCTCGTTGATATAACAAGGAAAAGAGCAATCAGTTGTCACACCTTCCAATTTTATCCCACGTTCAGTCATGACGTTGAAATAAGTAATATCTTTCCTTCGCCATTTTCTAACAATGGTTCCGAATTCTTTTATTCCTCTGTTTTCGAGGATAACTTTGTCGTCTTTTTTTAGCATAGACCTTCGTCTTTTTTCCAGTTATTTTTTAATGTCGTTCGTGATTTGATTATTGGAAGTTGAACTTCGGTCTTTTGATTTGGGTTTTCTTTTTTAGAAATTTCATTCCGCAATTTAGCTGAAGGAATATTCTTGATTTTCCCAAACCAATCATTCCAAAAAGTTCTATTCGTGATTGATCCAAAAGGTTTCATATCATTAAATTTAAAGTGAATTTATTAAATCAATGACCTCGTCTTGAGGTGCTAAATCCCACTTGGAAAATCCACCCCATTTATTTGGACCTGAAACATTTGTATGACAGAACAAACCTTTAATTGCTCCAGTTTTAATTTCAGGATCATAACCAAACGCCTTGTAAGGATCCATTTTCTTCAATCTTTCTTTCAATCCCTTGGTTGGATCAATTCCAGTATCTTTGGCAATTTTAGCAATCAAGAAGTTCATCGCGTGAAGTTGATCGTTGGTTATCTTGTGAAACGCCTTATAACCCCTGAAATCCTTTGCTAGTTGAACTATCTCTGAAGGAACGACCCTTTTATTAGCCCAAGAAAAATAATCGCTTCCAACCTTAGTTAAGGGGCCAAAATTACAAACTTCAATTCCTATTGAATTTCGGTGTAAATGTACGTTTCCAATTCCTAAATGCCAAGCATAATTTTTATAATTCATGCATTCAACAATTTCACCGTCATATTTGTCAACTAAGGTTTGACAATTTCTTCCACCAATGACGAATTGAGTTCCAATCGAACCACGAGTATCATTGTTCCAATCATTCACAACATTGTACGGATTTTCCCATCCAGCAGTGAAATGAAGGAAAAGATATTCTTTCTTGGTAGGTCCAACTTGGAATTGGCCTTTCTTCAAAGGATATTGATTTATCTTCGGAGCATCTTGTTTATCAGTGGTTAAAAATCCAATGTTTGGATCGTGATATTCTTCAGGTTCAATTCCATCTCCAACTAATGGTTCGTAAGGAATATTATTCTTAATTGAATAATTTTTCCATGCACTTTGAGTAAACTCGTCTAAGATACCAGTTTGAGGTATTCCGAGTTTTTCTTGGATTTCTTTTATTTGATTCAAGGTTTATCCTCCAATTCCTTTATTTTATTTTCGAGATACTTGGCTGCTATCTCCAACAATTTTAAAAATGCATCAATGATCCAAACAAGACCCATTGCCTGAATGAACCAAAGATGAATTGATTCTGGATGAAATATAGATTTTATTCCAACGCATGAAAATGCTAGGAAACACATAATTTTCCAAGCGTAAGATTCTGTGAAATTTTTGAACATTTTATTTTTTAAATTTAATTATTTGATTCATGCTTTCGCTCAGATATAGACCAAAATAACAAAACAAAAGATAATACTCCAGTTAAACAAAACGACGAATATCTAGTTGAGTCATTTTCTATTAATCCTGACATTATACAAATACCTGAACAAATTCCTGAAAGTTGTGATAAAAAATGTGATTTCATATTATTTATTTTTTGTTACGGAAGGCAACTGAACAACGCTCCTGTCCAAGGAACTGTTGGTGGTGGAACAATTACGGTTGAAACGTAAGTTCCAGTTAATGTTGTTAAATGAACTCTGCAAGCAGCAACCAAGGCATTTAGAATTACTTGAAAATTAGTATTTGGTGGAACCTTAGTATTTGACCAAGTACCTCCAGAAGTCACTGTGGTTATTCCAGTGGGACCAATTATGATTTCTCCTGGCCACATATTCACGAACGCTGGCCCAACTTGACCTAGTAAATCAATATCAGCATGACTTTGACGATTTAAATTACAATTCATCAAAATCTGTTGTTGCAACAATGGTAACTTTGGAGCAAATGTCGTCACGACCCCCATTCCTGACATTGAATCAAAGTGCATTGAAATACAAGTCACATAAGCATCTGCAATTGTAAAGGCAAATAACTCAGGAGTGACGTGAGGATTTCCCGTCAGAACATTGCACTTTGCTTTAAATACGCTCCAACTCAAAGTTTATTTTCCGTATCCCTTAATGAATCCTAAAAGACTTAAAAGTTTTTTCATCTTAACTTGCGTTTGTTGTAACGGTTAATTCAATTGCTTCGTTCCTAGATTCATTTCTCAAAGTTCCATTTGAAATTACGGTTCTACCTGAGAAATGACAGTTGGTGACATTTGACGATCCTTTAACTTCCGATTGATCAAAGAGTTTACAATCAGTGACAAATGAAGTTCCTGCAACTCTAGAACCATCTCTCATTTCTGAATTGATAACTTTCCCTTTCATGCAAACAACACATGAATTTTTAATTTTTGAACCTTCAACGATTGCTTGATCATAGATGTCAACATTGTCAGATATCATTGATTTTGAAATACAAGCATCTCCCCAAACTCTAACTTTACCTGAAACTAATGAATCTTCAATCGTTCCACGTTCAAATAGAATTGCATCGTTCGTAATGTATGAATCTTTCAATTGAACTTTGTCCATGACTTTCGCCATCTGTGCAATCCAACTTGAATCGTCTTGTGAAAGATTAGATTCTGATTGGATGAATCCTCCAATTTCACCTTCCTTAATTAATCCACCCGGAGATTCAAATTCTTTTAACGCAATGATGCGATAAAGTTTAACGGGCAATCCAGTCTTCAAATGTTTGAATTGAATTGAATCACCTTTGAGTATTTGATATTTCATCTTTATTTCTTTGGTTCAATTTTCCAATTATTATCAACGTCCTTACTCAATTCCCAACCACAATCAAACAGCAGTGATTTCATTTCTTGATAAACACGTTGAATTCCATAATCAGGTTTGAAACTGAAATCATGGCGCTTCAATCTTTCATTAATGTATTCAATTCCTAACATGACGCTTTTTGGAAAAGCATAAACTTCATTCGGACTTGGGAAATGTTTTGTTTCGTTCATAATTCAAATTCCTCTTCCAGTTCTTTGACTGGTTTTTTACTTGGTTTAACTTTTAAATATTCTTTTAATTTATATTCAGAACCCAAGTCAAATATCTCAATTGGATTCTTTTTATTCTTGTAATTTTTGATGTAACGATTTTTCAAGTCCTTCCACTCGACTAGATTGATTTCGTTGATGAAATCTTCAAATTCATAATCAAAAAACTTTTCATTCCAAAGTGCTTTAAATGCAACTGCTGGAGAAATCGCTTCTTTGACAAAGCAGGAACCATCAATGAGTAAAATGTAAATTGTCATTCAAATATGTTTAATTTTTAAGCAACGCCTTGACATAAATGATCAGCAGCCTTAACAGCAATTAAATCTTCCGTTACGACTTGACCTCTATAAAGGTCATCTTTGAACTTAACCATGCAATGATAACCCATTGAAGTAGCCAATCCCTGCATTTCAGGAATTAAACCTTTATACAACGTGTCAACAATGTTATTGAAATCTAATTCAAGAATAATCTGATCTTTGGAAAATATTTCTTCAGATAACAGATTGGCAATTGCAATTGAAAGTTCAGCCTCATGACGCAATTTCATGAAGACTCCCCATTTACCATTCGTTTTTGAAGTAATTGGAACGACTTCTTTGTGGTAAATGAAGTGAGCGCCGTTAGTTCCATAACGGAAAGCAACAACGGCGAAATAGGTAATTTTTCCATTGACTGCAATTGAATCACAACCAATGTGAACTTTCAAGTCAGGAAAGTAACCTAAATATTCAAGACAGTGATCGATTAAATCAACATCTTGCTTCTTGTAATTTTTGAATTGCATCTAACTATTTTTTTTAATTACGCCTTTTAAGTTCATTTCCAAACAAAACTGCAAGAGAAAAAATTAAAATCCAAAAACCAATTAAGAATAAAATATCAATCATATTATAAAATTTTATTCGTCATCTTCATCTTCCATTTCATCCCGTTCTTCCTGAGATACTGGAATGAAAGTTACTTCTGTTCCTTCTTCACCTAACTCTCGATATTGCCCTTCGGCACACATCAATCGGTGAATCTTACCCATCAACTTGGTATGAGGTAAATTGACAATGATGAAATCGCCATCATCAAATTCCATCAAGGAACGATCTTCATATTCTGGATGTTCTTCAATTCCGTTTAAAAGTTCAAATTTATCCCTTGGAATCCATCTATTGGTAAATACAAAATCATCAATACCTTCGTTCTTTGCAATTGCAGCAGCAACTTCTCCAAGTTCCTGATCATGACTCTTAACCCTCTTCGCCTTTTCAATTATATGTTTTGGATAAAACCCGAATATCATTACCGGTAAACACAGCCAATCGTTATTCTTCATGTTTAATTACCTTTCTTTAAAATAATATAATAGGTTGAATCTGGATAGAATAAAACTTGGTTTTCTTGCACAATGCAAAATCCTCTTTTTAATTCTCTATGAACAGAATATCTTCCAACTTCAATGCCTGTTTCAAGTGAAACGTCCATCCACTTGTTTGAAAAATAATAAGGTAAAATGTGAAACCCAATTGCCAATCCTAATCCAACGCAGATTAAAGAGTGACCAATTGTCTTTAATTTTTCCTTAAAGTTTTTGCCCATTCTTCAACTTCTCCGTGGTTGTGAAATTGACTTTTGCAATCTTTTTGATTGTTGCTGAAATAATTTTGGCGAGTGATTTTGACATAAATTAATAAATTAAAGATTTTAGATCGTCTCCAGTGAAATTTTTGATAAACTTTTTTGCCAAATAATCATTTGGAAATGTCGCCGAAGCGGATGAAATATCTTCACAGTTATTTTTAGTAAAAGAAATTAAGACTGAAAAATCAGTCCATTTCTTCTTCCCAGTTATATGAAACGACAGCCAATATTCGTATTCAGATTCTTCAATCTGAACTTTTCCTGTTTTGATATTCATATTTAAAAATTTTATTTTAGAAGCCTCTGTTGGGATCGAACCAATGCTTTCCCGCGATCAAAGCGCGGTGTAATACCAATATACGAAGAGGCCAAAATTAAATATTGATTTAGGTTCAATATCAAAGACCTACTTATTTTCTAACTAGAATAAAATGTCGGGAAAGTCAGATTCGAACTGACACTAACCACGGCTCCAGACCGCGTAACTTCACCAATAGATCGTTTCCCGAAGAATTGGATTAAAAATTAATTTGAGGTTCCGATTGGACTTAAACCAATATAAATGCTTTTGCAGAGCATCACCTTATCAATCGGACACGGAACCATTTTGGATTAAAAAGAAACGAACAAAACTCTGATGAAACTATGAATAAGTATCTAACCCCAAAGAATTTTCAGTCTCGACTAACAGAAAATTTCGTTTCTTATAAAATTAAAATTAATTAGTCAGGATTCGATACCTGAACGATTCATCTCACTGGTTTTGACCGAACCTTTGCAGAATCAACTTTAGGTCTGTTGCGTCTATCTTTCGCCACTAACTAATTTTTTCTGAAATTTATTTTACAAAGATACCTGATTAATTTCAATCTACCAAATTTATTTTAAATCAAATTTCATATTGAGCATTGTTTATATTCATTGGCCGTTTCGCGAATTAAATGCGCCATATTTTCATTAGGCTTTTCAGCAACCCATTTATACCGACCATTTAACTTTTCAACGATACCGATTCCTCGAAGAACCGTAGCGACTGACCAATCAATATTCCAAGCAGAACAATGTTTTTGAAGATTGGTAACTTTATTTTTTTGGCATTTTGTTCTGATCGTTTTCAAAAAATTGGTTAATTCTGGAATTGTTGCGTTTGAAGATCTCGATCTCATAATTTTGAAAATTTATTTTAGTTTGAGCCGGGTGTTGGATTTGAACCAACGATCAATTGTTTGTAATACAATCTGCGTAGACCGCTTGCATAACCCGGCTTAAAAAATCAGAACATCATCTTTTTTCGATTTACAAATTCGTTGATTTAAAGTTGCTGTTGATGTTCTTTTGGCTCAGGGAGGGCAAAAATAAATTTTAATCAATAACCAAGCCCTTTCCCCTGAAAGTTGTGATGTGCTGTTCGGTTATTTATTCAGATTTGCATTTTTTAGTTTACAAGTGTTCTACCAACTGAACTATAAAAGGGATTCACTCCTTTTAGCGAGACTCGAACTCCGACCTTTGCCGTGACAGGGCAACATACCTACCAATTATACGACACGTTCGATCAAATATAAATAAACATTTATGTCGGCTTCGTTCTTTTCAATATTTATTTTATTTACCTCTATGCTACCTTCACGATTAGTGGCTGCACATTGAATGAATACAATCATCTCCAAGTTGACAAGACTGGCGAGGTTAAATAAATATTATTCGAACAAACTTGGTAACGTTCAAGTTAGACGGTTAAAAAGTTAAATCAATTTTATCGCAATTGCGATAAGGTTTCATAATCAAGTTCCTTTTAAATCCCCTTGTGGGTTAATTATACGCAAAGATAAACCCTTTATTTCAGACTACCAAGTAAATCTAAAGATCTTTTTCAAATTATTTTCTCAGATCCTTCCAATCTTCTAAATATTTTTCATATGAACGAATGCAAAAATTTAATTCATTTGTAAATCGTTCTGGGTTCCAATTCTGCAAATTAATACTTTGACTTCCTTCCCACACCGAACTCCAATAATTGAATCCAAACCAAGATTTTTTCTTAACTTGAAGCCAAATATCTGGATATAAACTAAGAAGCGTGAATCGTTCAGTTATTAATCTGTAATTGGGATGATCGTTTGATTTAAAAGTCATTTTATTTTATTTTTGCACGAAGGTAGAGATTCGAACTCTAAACTGCTCTTACGAATTACCGGGTTGGAACCGGCCAGTCACGCCAATGAGCCTCCGCGTTTGGAACCATCCTGCTACGCTTTCAAGTTCCTTTTACTTTATTTCACTGCAACCCATTCTGTCTTTTCGACAATTTTGGATTTGACTTGACTCATGTGATTGTATTCTGAACCATGATGACTTGCATACCATCCGTCAAAACTGATGAAAATTCCGTGATCGATGAAGTGATAAACTTTCCAATATTGATCACCTTGACCTTCTCCTCCAAATTCATCTACCATTTCAAATTTACCTAATTTGGCAAATTCTTCTTTGAATTCACCTTCTTCATCAATGTCATCGGCTGATTCTGGAACGGCTTCATGCATCCATCTTTCTGGATCACAATCGTTTTCTGAGAAAAGGTCTGAATTGATGATTGCACTGATTTCTTCAAATGTAAGTTTATTCATATTTTATAATTGTTTGAAATAATGACTAATTGCAGGACGTCCGGTTCTTATCACACTTCCGACACCAATATCCATTTTATTATGTTCCCGATAAACAGATGAAATATGTGGAGTTAAATCTTCGTAAACTTCAAACAAAACGTTGGTTGAATCTTCACCTAAATATTTCACGATTTGTTCTATTTTTATTCCCTGGAATTCTCCTTGAGCAATTTCCATTTCATATCGATACAACGATCCAATGACTAATTCTGAAAAGTTCATTCGTAAATTGTGACTAATTTTTCTATTGGGTTAACGAATTGATATTTAACGTATTCTGTTCCGTGAAATGACCGATACCAGCCAATAAATTTGACGTAAAGATCTAAATCTTTGAAGAAATAGACAGATTCAAGTTCGGCTTGACCGTCAAAATCATATTCATTCTTGACATCTTTACATTCAAAGTTTCCGAGAACGCAACTAACATCTTCCTTAATATCTCCTCCAACTAAGTCTTGAAGTGGAAATTCATCTTGAAATTTATCAAAACTTTCAGCAAATTTTTCCTGAGTGTTATTCATAAACCGTGATTGTTTTTTCAACTGGGTGAACTTGAGATAATTCTTCAAACTGACATCCATCGTAACTTTCTAACCAGCCAGTAAATCTGATAAAAACATCATGTTCGATGAAATGATAAACTCTGAAAACTTTGACAGATGAATAATAACTGTCAGATTCAAATCCACCGGATTCAACTTTTTTAATTGTTCCAAGTGTCAAGGTATAATCTTCGGTTGAATCGACTAAATTTTCATCATCAACATCTAATCCAATGATGAAATCATCTCCCCATTCTTTTTGCTTGATTAAATCAGAAATTTGATTGAAGGTAAGTCTTTCCATAATCTTCGTCGTAATTTAGAAAAAAGTTTAAATTGTTAATTATGTAAATGATCATCCATAAAGGAGCAAGTCTATCGACCAATCCCTTTAGGCATTTTTGATAAGCAATTTTCTTGTTCTTGATTATTCCAGTTAAAATGAACCTTTCCAACGCTAATGTCTGTGCTTCTTCAATCACAACCCTTTGACGAATATGTTCTGAAACCGAATTAAACTTTTCTGGATCAACCCAAACAGTTGTCTGGGCAGGTTCTTGGAGAAATTTAAAAGCAGGAACGTCATAATATTTAACCGCTTCATGCAATTCATCGTGAACGTTTTCGCGACTTACGGCATCATCAAAGAATTCAGATGATTCTTTTGTAAAATCTGCTCTCCATTTCTCTCCAAACTTCTCAGTCCAAGAATCATGCAATTCATAGAATAAAGGTTCAATAATTTTACAACCTTCCTCAGCCATTAAAAATAAATCAAAGAAAGTTTTATCCTTGTGAACTTTATCAAATGGAACGTGAGATGCTTTCAAGGTGAAATAAATGTTTCTAAGAAATGATTGAGTTGGAAAACCTAGTTCACTTCTACGTATTGGACCTTCTATTATTTTCCACAAAATTGGAATCCAATGCAATTCAGTCTTTGAACCATATAATTCCTTGAAATATTTTACATCTTCTGGAGTTGGTTCGTTTTCAACCAAGACATCATAATCAGTATTATCTTTCAAACGTTTTTGAATCTTGCAATTATCAGGGAATAATTTCACGAATAACCTGGATCCAATTAGAAAATGTTGCATAAATTAGATTTAAATTGATCCGGATAAGCGATTCAAACGCTTGATGGGCAAAATGCCGATAGATTACAAATCTATTTCCTTCGATCACTCGGACAATCCGGAATAAAATTGTAGCCCACATAGGATTCAAACCTACATCTTCAGAATCCGAAGTTCTGTGCCTTATTCAGTTAGACCAATGGGCCAAAATAAGATTAAAAATAATACTGCGCCTCCTGAAAGATTCGAACTTCCAACCCCAAAGTTAACAACTTTTCGCTCTATCCGGTTATAGCTAAGGAGGCAATTTAAACTGTCTATTTCATTGGTTAATCTCCCGTTGACTCTCTGCGAAATAGACAATAATCGAACAGATAACATTTAGAGATTTTCCTTTACAATTGTACGGGATATCGGGATCGAACCGATTCTATTTCAGAGTGGAAATCTGATACACCACCATTTATGCGTATCCCGCGATTATTCTATTCAATTCCCCATCGTTTCTTCGTTGCTTCGTAATCAACAATGGTTATTTCATCAACTGCTTTCAACAACTCTTCATCATCTAATGCGTCTTTTAATTTATAACCTTTCATTGGTTGAATTTGAAAGCAATAGCCATCACCACTAGCATATATCTCTCTATTCTGAACAACCTCTCTTTTATTCGCAATATAGTCTTCAAAACTTTCACCAATGTCATCACTGACGTTATCTAGACATTCTGCAATTGAATCATAAATTCCAGTTTCACCAATTTCTCCACCCTTGTAATCGTGACAAGTGACTAATAAATATTTCATAAATTACGTTGTTTTGTAGACCTGGAGGAACTCGAATCCCCAACTTTCACCTTAGAACGATGAATTTCTTCCAATTGAATTACAGGTCCAATTAATTTAAAATTTCATTTTTCTTCCTTTAATCCATCCTTCTAATAAAAATGAATCAAGTTCTTCTTTCTTTATCTTTTTGTTTTTAAAGTCATTATGAATCCAACAAGAACCATATTGAGAATTACCTTCTCCTTTCTGATGAATTTTACTCGCATCGCTTATTCTTTTTTTAGATATGTTTGAGTGAGTCTTTCCACTAAACATATTAAATAATTCTCCAGATTTTAACCTATGATCATGAATACTTATGTGATAATATTTTCCATGAACATCAACCGCAGTCATTTTATTAGAATTAATATGTCTTATATCTCCATTTAAAAGTCTGGGGTCATCAATAAAGCACATAAATGTCTTTCCTTGATTATCAATTACTGTGCATTTTCCTTTACAAGTGTGGGTCAATTCTCCAGAAATCCATCTTGGATCATCAACTGAAATTCTTTGGATATTTCCTTCTTCATCCTTAACTGTCACCTTTCCAACATTTATGCCAACTAATTCACCACTTAACCAACGTTCATCTGTTTTATGAACTCTGAAACAATTACCTTCGGAATCTTTAACTGAAATTGAATCAATAGTTAACCATCCTTCTCCACCCAATTTAATGTTATAAACATCTTTTCTTGCAATGAATTTTCTATCAACTAATTCAGATTCTTTAAGAATCATCTCTTCTGCATTATCAAAATCAAATAGTATTTCTTTAACGAAATTTTCTATTCCATGCTTTTTAATTGCAACCTTCAAATAACTTCCAGATCCCATATAACCATCATCAACATTTTCAGTTGAGTGAATTCCTATGTAAATCTTTTGATTGATTAAATTTGTAATTTGATAAACTAAATAATGTCTTTTCTTTTTCAAGTTCGTAACTCCTTATATTTTCATATAAGTATCGAACTTTTAGAATTTTCACTATCTATTCCGGCCTCGAACCGAACTCTTCCGGGTTTCAACCGGACGCATCTTACCAAAGTGTTGCTTAAAGGACTTAATTTAATTCTGTGAGAGCAGTTGGAATTGAACCAACAACGGCTTATTAGGCTACGATTTTACAGAACGCTTCAACCAACCAATAGTTGACTTACTCCCTTGATTTAGTTTGATTCTTCTATCAATTTAGAACATACTAACAAACAAGAACCAACTCCGTCATTTCTTTAACTCAGTAATTTAAAGGATATAATTTGCTCCCCTACTTTATTACACGATCCAAATACGCCTTTGGAAGGCTTTCGTCTTTATTACGGGCAAATACGACAGGGCGCTTTTTCTTCCCTTAATTACACTACAAAGATAAGTATTGTTTTTCAATTTAACAAATAATTATCCAAGTTTTTTCAAAATAAATTTTACCTTACTGTTGATTGACGATTACTGGAGTCTTTCCGTCAGTAATGATCACCTTATTATCAGTATTCCGAATTGCATCAATCCATTTATCTTGCAAAATTTCCTTCGTTAAACCTTGAGTTTTGACCAAGTCCTTTTCCCGATAAATCTTCGCTTTCTCTAATTCCATCCTTGCAATTTCCAATTCATTCTTGGCTTGTTCTGCTTGTTGAATCGTATTGTTTCTATTTTCAATCGCCTTAATCATTGATTCTGGAGGACGAAGTCCTGATCGCAAAGTCATCAGATTGAAGAACTTTCCAGTAAATGCAGTCTTCAAACGTGCTTCAACAGCAAGTTCATATTTAGCAACATTCTTCAAAAGTTCGTCAGTTGCAAATTTCCTCGCTTCTTCTTGATATGCATCTAAAACTAATTGGTTCAAAATATTAGATTCAATGTTATCCATGAAACCTGAAACGTCTGCCGGATTAACGTGCTTGTAATTAAAAATAATTTCTGGACCTTTTCCTCGAATTGCTTCATAAGCATACGTCGGATCAACTTTATAATAACCTCCATCATTTGTGGTTACACCCAATTCTGGAGCATCCGCCTTTTGCTCATACATTGGCACTTGGTACAACTCACTACACGGACCAAGTGGACCTTGACTTCCAGTTACAATTTTGAAATCCGACAATCCATTCTTGCCGCAATTTTCCATTAGAACCCCTTCAAAATTAGGTTCCGGACGATTGCAGCCAGTGCAACCAGTTTGTGAAAATTGATAAATGCCCAATAGGGCGAAGAAAATAAAGAACTTAATGTGTTTCATTTTGAAAATGATTTTAGTTTGCCCAAAGGGCTTTAAGTGTTAAAAATGTATCGACAATATCTGTAATATCCATATAATGATAGTGGAAGTGTCAGATAAGTCAATTGGAAGATTTTTGATTGATATAAATAGATATTACCTAGATAAATCAAAAATGCCAACAAAGGCAGTGAAAGATATTTTAATTCGTTTCTCATGTTTTAAAATTTAATTTATCGCAACTCTGTCAAAGACGATTTTAGTTCTGGTGATATCAGGTCTTTGACTCAGATAAAATATCTGATCTTTATCAACATCCAAAAACACGGGCCAAACTTGTCTGAATGGATCTCTAAACTTTGCGAGAGATTTTTCACAATTACAAGATTCAATTCGATAATCTTTAATCGAATCGGGTGCAAAGTGATTGGCGAAAATGCCCTGATTTTTAACTATTTCAGGTCTGGATTGCTGTCCAAATGAATTGAACGATACGAACGTTAAAAAAAGAATCGCAATTAATTTCATATTAAAGAATTTTAGTAGTCCGAAAGAGATTTGAACTCTTAATCCCGAAGGCAACGCGGTTTAAGCACGTCATGTATTCCATTTCCATCACCGGACCAAATTAAAAATGTGAATCACCTCCGACTCGAACGGAGAAAACTAGACTTTCTAAAAATCTAAGGTCTACCAATTGCCTCAGTGATCCAAATTTTATCTTTCTCCTTCTAAGAAATCATACATCAAAAGACAAGGCCGATCAATGGAATGAAATCTTTGAATTTAATGGCAATCAATCTATCTTCAAATAAAGAGATCAATAACCAAACTGCAATCAAAGTTGAATAACCGTCAATGAGGAAATTCATAATTTTTATTTTAAATTTTATCAGGTTTATTCTATATTCGAGAAGTACGGAACTTATCCTGAATTATTCCTTCACGCTTTCGACGTTATATCGGAACTCAAGTTTTTACTTACTGGTGGATTCTATGAGCATCAAACTCATCTGTTTTTCCTCTGTGCAAGAGAGGTGACCACATCAAGCAGTCCCAGAACCCAGATTAATTGCATTTAATTTATTCTTGATATAATCCAATTCCCCAATCTATTTAAAAAAATCAGTCAGGAATCAAACCTGAATTACGCCAACCTTGGATTGGCTGCAACGACCTGGAGTCGCTTCAATATCTGTATTTCAAATCCTCGCCGCCAAGATTGCAATAACTTAGAAGCCAATTCTCTGAAAAGACGTATCTGATTTTATCTTATGAGATAATCTGAATATTCAGTTTTTGCTAGAACTGATTTGACAAATCCTCTGTAACTTTCCGAATCTTTATCCGGAACAAATTTTTTATTTTCATCTAACTTGGCTCCATAGTGATAGATATTTTCATATCGCTGCGTTCCTTTATGGATCAAATTATAAATGATGTGAAACCAAATCCTTGGATTCTTTTCGATTTCCACCTTTAATTTATGAAGTTTGCTCATTTCAAATCTCGATGAGGATCATTAATATGAACTCCACTGAATATCAACCCCATACCAAATACAACCGCTAAAATAAAGCAACCCTGCACCCATATTCCTTCTGTGAAGGATCCACCAATTATACAGACTGCTGTCAACACTGATAACGCTCCATTTCCCTTGGCTTCACCTTCATTGTGATAATCAACGTATCGATTATATCTTTTTCGTTCTTTGTTCGTGAACTTTTGCATAATTGTTATTTTTGTTCAACAAAGATAAAATCTTTATTTCAGATTACCAAATTATTTTAATAAAAAAATTCTCCAAAGCAAAGATTCGAACTTTGATCGCCCAATTACGTCAGGTTGTTATGAGCAAAGTGGTTGTGGCGTTGAACCTGAAACTTGACTATTCTATTCATCAAGCCTATCCTTATTCGCTTATGTCCACACTCCCGTCTACCAATTCCGGCACGATGGAGAATTTAGAGTGATAGGTGGAATTCGAATCCACGACCTTCGGAACCACAAACCGACGCTCTAACCAACTGAGCTACAATCACGGAAGAAGGTGTGAGATTCGAACTCACGGAACGGAATGATTACCGTCCTCTGGTTTTCAAGACCAGCGCCATCGCCCACTCGGCCAACCTTCCGTGTGCGGCACTTTCTCCGCCCGTCACCATTATCATTTCTTTGCAAATTTCGGCTGACTTATTGGTTACGCCACCGTTTTTTAAATCAATCCTGTCCAGTTTCAGTCTGGAATTAAGACTCTGTGTCGGTGATTACACTGTCTCAGACACTAGGCTCCGTTTCTTAGTCACCTTTCCGATAGAACCAAATGCCAACAAATCTTTTCCATAAACAACGATGCTGAAACATCTGGCTTATTCCTTGAAAGGTCTTTCGCATTTCGCCTGTTTACTTCAAAGCAGGATTAAAAATTTGTAGTGCTGAGCGGTTACGATCCGCCGTCTCCGAGTTGAAAGCCCGGTATTCTAACCAATTAAAATACAGCACCAAAATATATTCTAAAACAAGTGGAGGGCAATTCATCAGTCAAACGTGAAGTTTTGCAACGTTCTTCTATCTCCCTGTGACGTTTTATCCGTCCCTATTGACGGAGGATAAGATTTGACTTCAACTCTGCCCTGGAGGAAATTTTAATTTCCCCGTACACACTGTCTAACGTTCTCTTTCCTTCAAGTTCAGATAAATGAGATAAATTAATTCTACCCACAACAAACTCAACATTCCTGTTCCAACTGTTACTGACTTGTTGAAGTTAAATGATAAATATCCAGTTAAGAATAAAAACACAATTACTTCATAAGTCAGCCAAGTATTCAATCTTCCAATTCTTTCTTTCAATGTTCTCATTAACCAAACATTTCAGCGAACTTCTTGATTCTTTTCTTTGGAACTGAATAAAGTTCAATTCCGCAAATCAATTTGATTCGCTTCTTAATCTTAATGATTTTTGACTTTTTCATATCAATAACCAAAGTTTAAATTGTGGATCAACTGGGATTTGAACCCAATTATTATATGACCTCTCGAGACTAAATTCTGTTTTCCAGAAATCCTAATCTATCAAAGTAATATTATTTCTTTGAATCATTGATTAGGTTTTGTTTTAGATCATATTCACTACCAAAGTTGACCCAAAATGTAATTTCGAGGCGTTTTTCTCTTCGTTTAAACTATTTCTTCGCATTACACGAAGTAAAGGATTCCCACCTTCCTAAACCCGTTTCCAGGTTCTTGTTCCTCTTAATTACCTTACAAAGATAAAACCTTAATTTCAATCTGCCAAATGATTTTTGACTTTTTCATTTACTTGAATTTAAACTGCAATTAAGTAAGGTCTGAGTCGTTTCCGTTAAACCCGAATTGCTATCTCCCTGCGGGATCATCTCAGAAGTAACTTTGTCTTACCAGTATTAATTCGAACGGGACAAAGAAATGATTGAACATTTGTTTCCTACTTCCTTCCTTAATTACACTACAAAGTTATAACCTTAATTTGAATTTACCAAATTAATTTGGAAGTTTTTTAAAAGTTTTTTTCTGAGTGAATAATTGTTGTCTGAACCGAACCTGAACTTGAACGTCTTTAAATCCAGTATCAAGGACGATTGCCAATCTTTTCTGCCATTGAATCTCGAACGAGAAAGGAGAGTTATAGCCAATTGGATCTAAATTCATGTTCAAATAAGGCATATAAACCCAAAACCCTAAATCTTCCTCTTTCCAATTCAATGCTCTGATGCCTAATTTCGCATTTAATCGCGACTCTGTTAACTTGAAATCCGTTAGGTAAGTTAGTTGTAACTTGACCCATGATGACCGTTGCTCAAATTGAACAAATACGTTTGAGGTGAGATCTGAGTTGACCGAAGTTCCAAGATACAGTGAATTTTCAAGTGGGTAACCTTTCTGAGAAAATCCAAGGAATGGGATTAAAAGAAAAATAAATATCAATGATTTCATTTTAAAATCCTCCTTAAATAATTATCAGAAAATTTATAATTATAACTCATCCCAATTGAGGATTTCTTTTTTTGTCCATTGCGTATTCAATATCTCTCCATTTGACATTGGCGTTTCTGGATCAACGACGCAATCAGATTCAGATTTTTTCACTTTCGTCTTGTTATTTGGAAATTTGACGAAAAATGCTTTTTCTGATAGGACAATTGGGCATTCGGAAGTTTCATTGAATGCTGGATTTGGGTGCGGATTGTGAATTTTAATTGTCATTTTATTCAAGTACAATTGGATGAATATTTGTATCTTTCCACATCTGAAACAAATCAATTCCAGAAGAGAATGGACGTGAACCTATGATTTCATCAACGAGAAATTTATCATCTTCAGTTGGTCCAAACCATAGCCAGACTCCAATCTCAACCAAAATTAATGGTCGGTTGCAATCTGTGGTCAAGTTTCTTTTAGGACTGAATTTCATTGTTTAGAAAAATGTTGATGGGCTGTCCAAACTATTCCAATGACAACTGACATACAAAGCCAACCATGGCGAAGGTCATCATTTTCTAATTTCCAGTCAGGTTGTTTCAGAGTAAGTTGGATTAGAAGATAACAGATAATTCCCCAAACGACGAAGGTCAAAATATTTTTAATGAATTTCATGTTACAAAGGTAACGGTTTAAATTGATTTAAACAAGGAAATCAACATTAAAATTCCAAATAAAATCAAAACAAAGAATACTCCAAATTTACTTGATCCATTGTTCCTTTTTGGGGATGGCTGGAAGTGATGGTTCCGAGTGTGATGTTGCACAGAATATCTGTGTCTGCCATTGTTAGATCCAAGTGACATATTAATTTAATTCTTGATTGTGAATAATTTCATTTGTCTTCAATCTTTAAAGTTCTGCACGCGTCTGTCAAGGCTTGTTCAAGAGTTAATCCTTTGCCATCTTTGGAATGTGAAATCCAATCATGTTTCAAATCAAAGGCTTTTTGATCCGGATATTTTGAAACCCAGATTTCATATTCACCTGCAATAGAAGTTAATCCATATCCGGGACGATGCTCAATTTCAGCAACCATAAATTTTGGTTTTAGAATTTTGTTTAATCTCTCAAGTGTCATGATCAATTTATTTCTTGATTGTTAGATAAATTTGTTTCTTCAATTAACTTCAAATCTTCAGGAAATATTGAAACGATTCCAGTTGAAAAATTGACCAGACAAACCGGCAATTCAACTCCAAACATCTGTAAAAGTCCCATGTGGAACGTTGATTTAAGAACAGTTCCTTGTGAACCTTGTTCTGGTAATTCATAAGAATACATTTCTGTGTTCTTGACTTGAAGTTCAACTTTATCGCCTTGATTCATTCATTTTCCTTTTAAAAACTTTCTACCCACATTTTTTCAGATTCTGTCATTCGGTAAATTGACCAATTATCTTCAAACGTTCCTGTCCAATATTCAAAGAATATTTCTCGTAAATTTGAATTATAAACAATTCCAGAATCCATGATCAAATAGTCTGTGATATTTGGATGAGTAACTTTGCTACCGTTGAGCATTGCTTCGATTGCTTCTTGCTTTGTCATTTCGTTTTAATGTTAAAATGCCAATGGTGTGAATCAATTTCACATTGTTGAAGAAGCATTGCTCCTTCAATGACAACGACTTTCTTGAACCTTCCATCAAAACAAACGTCTGAAACTGAATCACTCATTGGAATTTGGTAAATTTCAGATGCTATTTTTATTTCAGGATGATGATATATGGTAGATGGTTTGGTTGGGTTGTACAAAAATTGAAACAGTATCAACGCAAATGCTCCACCTAACCAGAAAATGAACAATTTACTACCCATCTTATTTATTTTTTTATTGGGAGTGAACCAATGAATAAATATCAATTCACTCCCGATTTTGTTTTTAATTACATTTGACGATCAACTTCAAACATTGCGACTTCATCCAAAGTTTCTGGAACAAACTCCATCGCAAGTTCAAACAGTTCTTGGTTAATACGAAGATCTTCGCTTGCGTTTCCAACCTTCCGACCTGTTTTACGCATTCCCTCAAGTTTGATTCCACCTTGTAAAAGTTTCTCTTGAACAACGTTGAAGACTTTCCAAAGCGAGTTTCCTTCGTCTTCTGGTCGAACCGTTTCAGTAACCATTTCAAAGTCTGCATTCTCCGCAACTTTGTCCCAACGGATTCGAGTTGCTTTCTTTGCAAATTCTGTAATTTGAATCTCGTTCAAAGTTGTTGCAACCATCTTTTGTTGCAAATCAATGAACTTTGGCAAGTTGGCTGCAAATCCTCGAACCATGTCGATTACTGCGTCAAACGCTGTTTTCATGTGTCGGATTTTTATTTCGCCCAAATCTTTGTGTTTGACGCAAAGTCCGTTGGTGCAAACTTGACGGTAAATTCCCATTTCGACAACCAACTGACAAGAACCGTCATAACTGTTTTTAATAATCAGTTCTGGAAAAAGTGTATCACCGTCCAAAATGTAAGGTTTTGTCATTCGGATTCTTGCAATGTGAATTCCGCGACCGGCCTGATTCGGCTTGCGAGTCCGTTTCATTTGGATTTGACGAAGTTCAAAAACCTGTTCTCCTTTGGATTTCAAATCCAATAAATGTCCGATTAAATCCGGAGTTGAGTACTCCTTGTAATGACGTGACATTTGCTTTGTGGTCTGGAGACTTGGTTGAAGATCTGCAATTGTAAGTTCGCGTTGCTGTGTCATAATTGAAAATTTTGTTTGTTTGTTAACTTCTTACCACAAAGATAAGTGGTGTTGATTTAACTTCCAAATAAAAATCAGTTTATTTTTCAAGTTTAAATTCATTAACAAAATCTACCAACGACTCAAACGTTTCAAATCTACGTCTGGGTGAACTGAGAGAAAACGTCAATAAAAATGTTCCAGAATCAGAAACAACAAATCCAACAGGAACGTTCCTGTCAAAAGAGACTTTCCCAAATTCGATCATTTTATCATTGAAGATTTGATATTTCATTTTTCAAGTTCTTTAACTCTAAATTGCAATTTCTTCTGTTCTGCTTCTAGAACTGAAATTTGATCGCGTAGCCAATCTTCAGCACATGAAGCACGAACGTCAATTGAATAAATCAGGAGTGAAATTCCAAAATGGTTCAAGATGTGGTCCCAAACATCAAAAGTCCAAGTGAAGAAGAATGCTGCGAAGAAAGTTGGAAGACACCAAAATAGGTTGAATGGAAGGTATGATATTTTAGATTTCATTTTATTAAATTTGATTTGTATTGATATTGATACTCACACCCTTCTAGAAGCCAATATGCGTAAGCCCTGCAAAATTCAGGATGCAACCGTTTGAATTCTTTACAAGCCTGTTTTGCATCTGGTTGATTTTGAAATATTCCATAGTGAACGACCCAATAATCTTTCAATTCTCTCGTTGAACCATCTTTGTAAGTTTGAGTTAAAGCACCTGAAGGCAATTTTGTACACATTGAACCTTCCGGTCGTGATTGTGGAGGAAGAATTAAAAGTTCCATTCTGACTGTCCAATAACCACCAGTTCCTTCACCTGATTGCCTACCATAGATTTTATTGGAAATTTCAATAGTGTCACGACTCAAAATATTTGTCTGAGCAATACAATTATCAGCGTCCCAAGTTGTTTCTGAAACGACTCGAACCCGTTTCTTAATTTCCTGATAACCTGCCTTTGGAGCATAAATTAATTCAGAAACAGTGCCATAGTCTGCAAGAGCATCACATGGATCAGGTTCCATTGGTGATTGAATTGAATAGGCGATTGGGAATTCAAAACGTTCCAATAGTTCCTCGCATGGATTTTGACCAAGTAGAAAGGTTGGAAGAAACAGTAAAAAAAGTATTTTGTTCATTTTAAAATTTATTTTAAAGTTGGATTGTTAACATGACCTTTCCAGGTGTATAGACTTTGATTTGACCTTTTTCTCTTCTGGATTGAAAGTCGTGATATTCCTTCAATCTTAAATCTGGATTTGGCGGAATGCCGTAAATTTTGAATTCCCGATCAGTTACACGAACAATCGCCGTGACGATGAATTGTTCTGAATTGATTGTTCTGATTTGACCAACCTTGTAGGAGGTTGGATTTTTAAATGGTGATGGCATCGTGTAATCTTTACCTGAAAGGCTCATATATTAATTGTTTAAAGTGTTTCGTTCTTATTTAAAATTAATGTTGTTAAACGACAATACCATTTTTCCAAAATCGGACAATTCGTAAGTCGTGTGCAAGTTTCATAATCAAAGTTTTTAAAATTCTTCGTAATAAGCATCGTCGGGATAAGTTCCGTCTTCAAAGAATGACTCGTAAATTTTCTCGTAGATTTCATCTGAAACTTCTACCAATTCACCATCAACATAGATTTCAATGTTGTCAATTTCATCAGGTTCATCAGGTTCTGCGAAGCGATCAAAACCATGTCTAACGCCCATCCTTCCACGATGAAATTCACCTGTGGCGAAATAAATGATTTCTGTTTCTGGATCAATCCAAGATGTTTGAATTATTTTTTTCATTGCAATTGTTTTTGTTCTTTCTTACCAGATTGAAGTATGTTGATTATTCCCTGCAAATGATTTGATAATCGTCCCAACCACCCCAAGGAGATATTTCTTCGTGATCTTCAAAGGTAACCAATTCAGAATATACTTTGCCATCAATTTGACAAATCGCTGATCTGAATTCGGATCTTTTTGATAGCTGATTTTGCTTGGCTGAAAGGAAAAATGCTGCTTTCATATATTTGATTTTAAAAAGATTTAAGTTCTCCGTTTTCAAACACATACATCAAGTTATCATCTTGATCCGTTATGATCGCATATTGATGAAGTTTGATGTCGTGAAGTAATGGAGTAATGTCAAATGAACAAAACACGGGTTGACCCTTGAATGAACAGAACTTGAAGTAAGCACCTTGACCAGTCCAAGGTTTGCAATCAAACCCAAAATGTTCAATACCTGAGAAGATTTTCTTGATCATTGTTTTATTTTTATACTGTGAAAGGTCGAATTTCTACTGTTCTGATTTCTTAATCACTTTATGCAGTATGATCGCAGGAATTACAATCATAACGATGACATAGATGATAATTGCTAGAATTTTTTGTGTAAGATCCATTTTAAAAAAGTTAAAACTCCAGTGTAAAAAATTGTCCGCGAATGAAGAACTTCATGCACGAATATACACTATTGGTTCGGACCTGATATTTGTCAATCTTTCTTTGATTGTCAAAAAACCAGTTTTAACTAATTCATTAAGAATCTGATTACAGTGTGATCTGAGTTGAGGTGAGAAAATCAAATTACATTCATTCTCCCGCGTATATTCTTTAATCAATTGTGGCGTTATCATTTCAAACGTGTCAAGTATATTTAGGAGCATCGCTTCAATATTTTTACGATTTTGTTCAATTTGGGCTTTTCGATTATTTGACACTTCTTGGTAATGGAATCTCGTCAAGAAAATTTAAGTGTGCAAAATTTCCGAAAAAATGAATAGCGGCAGAATCATACGCTCTTGCAGCGTCCTCTTTATGATTAAATCTTCCGATTCTAATTAATTTATTATCAACTCCGATGTTTGCAACAAACGCAATGTCTTCACAATACACTCCTTTGAAACCAGTTGTATTTCGTTGATGCTTCTGTTTGTTATATGAATTTTGGGCAGGTGAACAAATCCTCAAGTTTTCTCTTCGATTATCGAGTTTATTGTGATTAATGTGATCCGTTATAATTTTAGGATCTGATAAATTCAATATAAGACGGTGCATTCTGATGCTCGATCTTTTTTTGGATCCTTTAAGTCTTCCAACGACGTAACCACCATCTCTAATTTCCCAATTGTATTTAGATATCAAATCAAAATCCTCGTCGTCAAACAATACTTCGTGATTTATTCCTTTACTTTTTATATTTAAAATTTTCATATTTTCAGTGTAAAATTTGGTTTACGCGATGAAAGCCGGTATTACGTTGGGGTTTAAACGTTAAAAAACGTATATTTAACGGTAAATTCGGCCCCGTATCCACCGGTTTTTAGCCCCTTTTTAACCCCCCTGTTTTCACACATTTTGTTTGAGTTGAACTTTTTTATTGTTTTGTTCCAACGTACTGTCCAATGTTAGATAATTGAACCTTGGTACGTTTTTGTGTGAAATTAGGCAATTCTGACGTCCCTGAGTTCTTTAGTTATTTCCCAAGACTGTTCAAATTCAACTGGAGTTAGACGATCGCCATTTGTTAAGATAACTGATCCATCCTTGCGAATGCTAAGAATTGTAATCACTCGACCAGTTACTTTATTTTTTGCTTGTTGAAAAAGTGTTGCTCCTTTATAAAATCCTTGTTTCATGTTGTTTGTAATCTGAACCTTTTGTTTGTCGTTCTAATTACTCTATAAAGGTAAGTTAACTTCTAATTACTTTCAGGTTTTGATCCGTTATTAACATCTTATTAACAAAAACGCCCCAATCCAAATTAAAGGACTGAGGCATCAAGTTAGTTTATCGATTTCAGGATGATGAATTTAAACCATTTGCAATGTTCCTGCTCCGTAAGGAAATTCCTTTCCAAACTCAACTTTAATCAGTTTCAACTTTTCCAAGTGAAGTAAGGTTGACTTAATCAACCTGTTCCTCATTTTCCCCTGTTCATCAATTAACTCGATTGACTTACTGACTAACATTCCAATTACAAAAGGCAAACTTCCGTTCCCCATGTGTTGGATTGCTTGTTGATTTTCGGTCACAATCTTCAAAATTTCACGTTCGTACCGATCCAACGTTTGTTTCGTCCTGTTCTTGAAGACATAGGAACGTTTTGGTTTTGATTCGTCTTGAACTTCAACATGGCGAGATAACCTTGTTTTGTAACCAAGACGTGCTTTACCTTTGTCTGTGCGTTGTTTCCGAATTTTCGGAGCAAACGCGGTTTCTTCTTGCACTTTCATAATAATAATGTGTTTGTCCCCTTGCGGGTTGATTTTAACTTGAACACCTTTATTCAAGTTCTTGCCACAAAGGTAAAGGGAAACTTACAAACGAATTTACATAATTGTGTAAAATTTTTACATAATTCTTATATTAAATTTAACCTTATATAAAACGAACAAGCCCTAAAAAGGAAATCCAGCAACATTGACAATTCAACGTTCTGGTTCAAGTTAATTCACGGTTACGAATCAACCTTATATGACAAATCCCCTAAATCCAAAACAGGATCAGGTTCATTCCAAACAATAGTAAATGATTAACTCTAAATTTTAAACTCTCTGGAGTTCGATCTTCCCTAATAACTTACAAATAAGGAAGTGATAAAAGTAAATGGATTTCATCTTACTAATCTACTGGAATTGGACTATGATTCAGCACCACCTGTTAATCGCCTCATCAGCCTAGACTTTCAAGTTCTTTCCACACAATTATCTATTTCAAGTATAAGTATCCAGAATAAATCTGAAACCACATTCCGTTGAGAATCAACGTTTTACATCAAAGAGTTCCGCCAAATATTTGCTACTTGAAACGGAACATAGTTACACATAACATTTTATTTTAATCCAAAAAACTTCATGAATTCATCTGAAACTGAAACTTTTTGATCCAAATTCACGTCCCAAGAAATAATCTTCTCGACTTCCTTAATGCTTTTATCGATGGAATCAAACTTTTTCTCAAATTCCTTCAAGGAATCCTGATCAATCGCATCTTTCCAAATCTGTTGTTTTCCGCTGAGGTGAGTCCATCCTCCTGGTTTTTGTCCTGCCATAGTTTAAAATCGTAGATCGAGTCCGTTTAAATTTTTAGTGATTAGATATAATAAGAAAAGTGTCACTCCACTGGATGCTTCAATTGCAAGCCGTGGAAAATGATGTAACTCGTTGAGTTTGAATAAGTTGGAAAGGATTATGATCACAATCCAAACGACGAGAAAAAACCATTTTTTCATACTGTAAAGGTAAGTATTGTTCTGGAATTATCCAAATTATTTTCCAAAGTTTTTATATATTATTTTTTCTAAAGTGTTAAAATGCGGCGCGAAAAATTGGAAACAAGGTGGGAAGGCGTAATACCTTTTCTGTTCTTTTCCACTGTATCTTTTATTTTTACTACATTTTGAGTACTATCTTTCTCCTTTTCTGCTCTTTTCCATTACATCTTCTTCATTTTAACCTATTCTGCTCTATCTTCAGCAACTTTACCTTTTAAAGTAACTAACTTAAATATAGGTACTGTAAATAGTATAGTTACTGTTAAAAATGTTTGTTACTTTTTTAATTAGTATTTTTGCAATAACGTTGTTAATTTACTAAACACTGTTTATTAAATAAATTCCGTTTATAATTAGGAAAACGGATCAAAACCATCATCTTCAGTAATCTTCGCCAGCGTGTAACTCATCAGTAAAATCAAAAGCAGTATCGTCCATGCAGTTGAAAACATTGGAAATCTGTCATGTGCAACTCCAGTGACCAATGCGATGAAAGCAAGCATTGCTAAACCGAATGAAGCAATTGCTGAACCGTCAATATCCTTCCATTTCTTAAATTTCATTGTTGTTTAATTTTACCAACTTATCGTCGCTGTATTCTCTCCTCTCGGATCTATAATTTCCTTCACTGTAAAACCATCTGCTATCAATCGATCTCTCGTAAATGGAATCAAATCATCGTAGTAGCGTATTTCAAACTCTCCTTTTTTTTATCGTCGCTTCTATTTGTTTAATAATTTTGGTGTATTGACCACCTGTTCTATTGAACAATGATATTTCTGTCAATTGTCTCGCTTCTTTTGCTGTCATAATCTTTGCTAGTGTTTTGTCCAATTGGACTTTTTATTTTTGTGTGTAATTGAACTTTTGATTTTATCCAAATGTAATCAAGTCAACGTAAACATCGACTGGAGAATAAGTCAATTCAACCTTTTCACAAACCCTTGAAATGTAGAAATCACTTCCACCCATTAATTCCCAATTCATTTCCATGCATCTTTCATATACTTCTTCATCATCTTCTACGTTTTCAACTTGACAAATCTGATACAGTGAAGGATTCAATTGAAAAAATGAAATAATTCTCTCCATTGCCTTATCTTCCTTACCTTCGGTTAGATTACCAATTCCTAATTCACTTCTGTTGTTTGAAGTGAATAGTGTCAAACACATATCTCTCAATAATACTGCTTCATCCTTTGTTTCTACCGTCTTCGTCTTTGTTCTGTAATTGTCACCATCATTCTCCCATGATGTAACGTGAAGAGTATAACCTTTTTCTACTACTTTCTTTTCTTTATTCATGATTTTATTTATTTTGTATGTAATTGAACCTTTGACTATTCTTCAAAGCAGAAATCTTTCATCAAATCATTCGCTTCACTGACTGACATTCCTTTACTGTTTCCATTTATCTCAAATTCAATCTCGGTTTTCCAATCTAACATTTCATCTGAATTATTTCCAAACCTGAACATGACCCATCTCCTCCAATTTTCATTCTTTGTTTCTGCTGTGTTGTAAGTGAATTTTTTCATCGTTTTATTTTTCCCTTTAGGGGTTTATTTGTGTTTGAACCTTGACTTGCTTTGGCTTTATTATTCGCGTTCTAAGCGATTATCTTTCCTCAGTCAAGGTAAGTGTTTACTCGTGACGTGAAAGTCGGAGAGACGTAAAATTTCAACGGCTGTAGGTGATTCTAGCAGTTATTTCTCCGATGGAGATTCCAGTGACGAAGGAGAATTGTAAAACGATTCCAACTTGATCAACTTGTTTGATTTCGTTCCATTCAGTCAATTCACTGAATTCAGGTTGGAACACAGCGATCATATCTGCAAATGATTTGAAATCGTCTGGGGAAATGGGTTGGAAGAGTTCTTTGATTGTCATTGTAAATGGACGTTTGTTTCAACAAAGGTAAGAGTTATCTTTCAAACTATCAAATTATTTTCACGCTCGTCTGGAGAGGATCCAGAATAGAGCAATTATAATGAACCAAGTTATCATTCACCGAAAATATCTAAATCTACTTCCATCTCTAAGATGGAAGCGATTGTGGTTAGAAGCATTAAAAATAAAATAGTCACAGGTTATTCCTCATGTCATTAAACAGCAATTTTAAGAAAATCGCCATAGCAAGAACGAGTATGAACATAATTCCGAGGCATTCAAATAATTCCATCTTTATGAATTTCCAAAGTTAACAGTAATCTGAACCTGAATCACTCCAGACCAGAAGAGAATTGTTAATATAATTCCTGTCCAAATCCAACCTTTCCACTTGGATTCAAACAGAATCTTTTTAATATCATTCATCATCATCGTCTTGTTTGGTTAAAATTAACATGACCATTGTTCCGAACATGAGCAAATAACAAATCTTACTCCAAAGTGGTCCATTGCTCAACAATGCAAGGACTGTAACCATTGAACAAAGTCCAATTGTCCACATTTCTAATTTGCTTGGATAATGAAATTTCATTTCGTTCGAATTAAGTTAGAAAAGACATCATTGCAGCGAAAAACTTCGCCAACTTGAATCCAGTTAGGATCAGACCAACTGGTTGTGATGTCAGCATCAGTTTCTTCTGCGTCAATTATCCCAATTAATGGATAGGGTGATCGAACCTGTTCGCTGGTATAACAGACGATTGCAGAAGAAACCGAGCCTTCCATTTTCTCTTCATAAACAAAAATAATCATTTTTTATTTTTTATTTGAAATCTGATCCAAAAATCTTCGTTTGTAGAATATTGAATGCAGACTTTATTAGATGTGAATTGAACTTTGTATTGTTGAACAGCGTTGACAGATTCTCCATTATGAGTTAGGATTTCTTCGTTGTTTACTTTTATCGTACAAACTCCATCGACTAACCTGTCAAATTCAACCAAGTCAATTGTCTGTTCGTTTGGAAAATGAACGCAAAGTTCCCTCTCATCTAATTGACTACTTAGAACATGAAGGCTGAATTCCGTCCATTCAATTTGTGCAGATGATATTAATGGGGAAATTAGGAAAGAGATTAAAAGGAATTTCTTCAAGAGTTGATTATATTTTTAATTAAAACCTTCAATGAAATTTTTCATTTCAGAATCAGTTGACAAATTTCCTGAAAATAGTAACATCGTTCCCATTTCAAGAGCGATGTGATTTTTTAATTCATCGTGTTTGTTCATGTCAGAGACGAAACTGGCATAAGCACCAGTGACATTACCTTTGTTGAGGATTTGAATTGCTCTGGTTTTACACCAGTCTAAATGTTCTTGACGATTCATTTTAAAATTATTTTAACGACGATTGTTTTTGACCCAACTTCGATTTAGAATTTGTTTAAATTCTTGTCGCAAATCACATCCAAGTTCCTTCAATATAGAAACGATTTCTTTCCTATCCGTTAAACTCAACGCCGGATAATGTTTTTCCTCTTCGTGCATTCCGATCTTAGAAGGAAGATAATGGTAAAATTCATTCCACAAATGATTGAAATCAGAAATTGTTCCGATCTTTTCAACAACTTCTGGAACTGAATATGTCCAGCATTCACTTTCTTCATCCCAGATCCTTCCAATTTGAGTTCTGTATGAATCTTGACTGCGACAATTTGAGAGATAAATTTCTCCCAAATCTGATTGAAATTTACCAGCCAATTCATCGAAATTAAATTCAGCACTGGTTGAATAATTTTCAACGAAGGAAAATTTCCATTTTCCGTCTGGATATTTCGCAACATACCAATCGTGAAAATGGTTGAAGGAATAATTTCCTACATTGCTTGACGTTCCCGCTTGGTAATCGGTGAAATCGTCCATAACTCTGACACTCTTTAAGAAATGCCAAGCTGGAAATTCCTTCGGTTCATCTTCAAATCGGGCGTCCCAAGTTTCAACAAGAACTCCTTCCCGGCACAACCAATCAAATTCATCATTGGAGCATTCGCGCAGGAATTCTCCTCTCGGAGATTGGAAATAAGGTTTCTTTAAAGTTTCGTGAAAACGGAGTAAGTTTCCGCCTTCAGTTAAAATCATCTGTTTCATAATACAAAGATAAAATTATTCTTTTAATTTTCCAAATCAATCAATAAAAAATAATATTTTTATTCGTTTTAATCTTTTCAAGTATTTCATCCTTGAAACCAAACATTATTTTATCAATTCCATAATAGAAATAATCTAAGTTTGATTTTGTCAGGTCGTTGAACCTTATTTCAGTCTCTTCCAATTTCCTCATTTCCCTATCAACTCCACTATCCAATGTTCCTGCCCATTGAAAGGAATTTATTGACAATTGCAAGTGCTTGGATATTTTTCGTTGAAGCGTTTCAACGACTCACTTCCTTGATTGCTCAGGCCATTTTTGAATTTTTCTTCAATTTCGTCCGGGCAACCCCAGACTTGGCTGACAACTGTGTCACTTTGAACGTTATCCCATTCCCAACCCAGTTCACTCCCATTTGGAGTGCAGTCTGTGAAACTGAACTGAATGTAGGTGCATTTACTGCGGTAATTGTCACAATCAACTTCCTGCTTTTGACAGGCAAAAAGGGTTGAAAGGACAAAAAGGACAAAAATTAGATTTTTCATGTTTTAAATTGTTTTTAATTTTAGACAACCTAGAGCATCGATCTTCTTTTTGGAAAGGACGTGAGTCTTGTTTTCTTTCCTGTTGTCGTTTTGTACCATAAAGGTAAACACATTTCAGTCAAACTTCCAAATCTTTTTAGTTAAAATTTGAAAAAAGTTTAAAATGGATCACCAAGTGCGGAAAGAGTGCCTAAGAATCCAACGAGTTTGTTGTTCTTGTCTGGCAATCTGTACGCAATGCCGTGAACTTTTTGGATTTTTCCACTTGGCAAGACATAACTGTATTCCATGTCAAAGTTCATGTCGTTTTCAACACAACGCTTCCACTCTTCAAATACGTCTTCTTTCTCAGAAGGATGAATCCAGTTGCTCCAATTATCACCCTTGATCTCTGATTCAGTCCTTTGCATGATCTTACACAATGTCTTATTCAAGTCAATACATTTCCCTTTTTCATCACTCAACCAAGTTCCAATTGGAAGTGACTTAATTATGGCAAGTGTTTTTTGGTCTTGAATCGTAACTTTTTCTTCTATCCTATTCACTGCATCTCTCAAAGTTGATCCACCGTTTGGTCTAAATTCCTCTGCAATCAATTGAATTTTAAGATATAAATCCTTTCCCTCTTCATATCTCTTTTTCAGCCATATCTTCCAAATAAACGCAAAAACTAATCCGAATGGAGCCAATAAACTAAGCCACTCCTTCAGCACTTCCAAAATTGATTTAAATAAATCCAAATGAAACTCCTTATGCTTTAATGATGAAAATAAATGGATTAAAAAAAACAAAGAAGTGATTGGTTCATTTTACTTCTTCTTTGACTTCTTGGGTATATCTGGCTTGGGCTTCTTATTATAAGCACGTTTTGGAACAAGAGGCTTAACATGACTTCCGTCTGGTTGCCAAGTTGCCAAAAGTTTATCTTCTTCAGCCGCAGGTCGCCAGTATTTGGCGTAATATCCGCGTTTCGTTCCGTCCGCCTCTATAAATATTGTGCCGCCAAGAAAAAACCCTAACACTTCTCTTGTATTAGGGCCAAGCCAGTAAATTAGTTGATTGATTTCTGGCTTTTCAAAGTGAAAATTGTTGTATTTCATTTCACAAAGGTAAATGATTAAATTGGAAAAGGCAAATCTGCCCTTGACTTTTTTAAATCTCTTTCATATTTCATCCTCAAATCAAAGTATTTCTGAACTTTTAACTTGAAAACAAAGAATGCTTCATCCTCTTTCTTCTTGTTCCATTCCCAATCTTTGTAATAGAATCTTGGACATTGTTTGCCGGAAACGTCATGATGTCTGACAACTCTTCCCAAATCTGGAACTTTTCTAGTGTAGACTTTTCCATTAACAACAATTGATTGGGATGAGTATAAACTTTTGTCAATTAATTGCCATGCAACGTACATTGCAGTTCTTTCAATTATTAATGAATCATTTCTTCCACCACCAAGACACATTTCAAATGACAAGGAATTTTCATTGAATATTTTCCCTTTATGCCAAGGATTTGGAACGAAACCGAACCATTTCTTGTCACCAACTGCGAAAGCAACTCTGTCTTCCGGAACGCCAATAATGACCCCTTCGTTTTCATCTAAGTTGTCATCAATCAGATAGTGCGCTCCGGCATTGCGTTTTCTCTGAAGATATTTCGCGTTTGCCTTTGCAGTTGCTCCAGGATGTGGATTTGCAGTATAATGAACAACAATGTATTCAATTTTTGATTTTCTCGGTCTTGTGTGTCTGTCCAATATTTCTTTGAAGGAAACTCCACCAATAAAGATGAATAAAATCAATCCGAGAATATATCTCAGTCTATTTCTCTTCAAATGTTCTTTGAATTTTTTAAAATTAGTTTTCATTTGCGTTTCTCCATGTTTTGATTATTTTTGAGTCATTATTATTTTCTGAATTTTGGCTTTATTTGCGTCAGTTCTTACACGAATTGCATTGAAGTCGTGATTCCAAAGAGCGAGTTCAAATTGTCTCCTTGGATTGTGGGATTTTCTTATATCTCGATTCCGATGGCCGCAGCCAGATTTACCTCCGCAACATTTTCCAAGTTTCCTTCCATCTTTGGTCAATCCTCTTGCATAAGAATATAATTGTAAAGCAAGGTTTTTCAACGGATCTTTGTGCAAGGTTCCATACTTTTGAATTTCACGGATTGTAATTTCAGTCGCTTCATCGTAGGTAACTTTGCCGTCCTTGGTAAATTGAGCAATTTCTTTTCTTCTACAACCTTGATCATTCCAACCAAACCCGATTGAATATGATTGTTTTCCTCTGACGATTCCATCCTTGTACCACCAAGATCTGTAGCCTTCGTTCGCCTTAATTTCCCATGATCTGATTTGCCAAGTTGAATATGGCAATTTACCTTGTCTATTTGCTGCTAACATCGCAATGAGACATATTGCTCCAAATGACAAATGTAAAAAATTAGTCCTCATTTTGGTCTCCTTTTGGTTTATTTTCTGCCCTATCTTTGGGCGATTTGGTTTTTACATTCAAAGTATAATTCAACCAGATTACCTTCAAAACTATCAAAATCCACAGAATTAAGAACAGAAGGAAAATCATGGTTCATCCTTTTCTTTAATTTAAACAATCTATCTACTTCATACTTTTGATGTTCTTCCCTCAACTTTTGAATCTTTTTGTTATAGACTTTTCTACGATTCATCTTCCAATCTTCAAATGCTTCTTTACTGGCTCTCTTGTTCCCTTCTTTCCACATAACTATTTCACCCTCAAACTTTGCTTCTTCTTCAAGGGCGATTTTCCAATAAGGACTCTCGTCAAATTCTCCATTTAAAATTTGATAATAAACCAATTTTTCCGTTCCGCCTTTGGGAACTTTTGTAATTGATTTCTTACCAATTAAAACTCCGTTTTTCCAGTATGTGAATCTGTTCATTTTGTTAAAATTTTCTTAACGTTTATAAATAGTCATAAAGATATTTAAACCATGTCAATTTACACAAGTATTAACATATCATTAACATATAAAAGAAAAAAGCCCTATTGACGGCAATCAATAGAGCAACTGAATAAGTCTTTTGCAGAAGATTATTCTATATAAACACCATGTCCATTTTAATCATTTAATATTTGTTTTCCAGTCCTTGAACGTTCTTGGATTGGATTCAATTTCTTCATCTGCCATTCCAAAAATTGTTCAGTTCCAATCGTCATTTCAACGTAATCTTTTCCTAAATTAGGTTGAAGATGATATGAATTTGGATATCCCTGTTCACGGATGTTTTTAATTTCGTTATGGTGAACCCATACTTTAACGTGACCTAGTTGCATTTTATTTTTCCTTTATTTTCTGAGCATTGACATTTTCCATTGATTCCTTAATTCTCAAATGGATTTTCTGCCTATATTGCTCAAGTTGTTCTAAAAAATTACTCGTTTCAATGTATGTGTAATCAGAGATTCCAAGTTCATGGAACAATTCATCAATTGATAATTTTGATATATCTTTAAATTCAATCATATTTTTGAAATGGCGTTGAGTATAATTACTACAAATTCCTGCGGAACCTTTGACAAATCATATATTTTCTTTACTGGAATTTCAACTTTTTGACCACGAACAAAGAATGTAACAGTAGACTCAGTTGAAATTTTATTGGTATTATACATCGTTAAATTTTGTTCTGAATTTAATTCAATCATTTTTAACTCTTTAATTCGTAAATTGCATAATCAAAATACCATATAGATTTAGAGTTTTCATTTTCAGTCTTATACGTTTCCTCGGCAGAACTTTTGGCTTCCTCAAATGAATTATAAGTTTCAAGGAAATCATTTGATGTCAAGTCTGGGAATGGAATCCGGTGACGATTTCTCCAAATAATGATGAACATGATTTTACTTTTTAATGATAATATAAGGTTTTTGTTTCATATCTCCATAATTTAAATGGAAACAATTATAACAAACTAGTTCTAAATTATCTCTTGAATGATCTTTCTTGTTCCCATTTTTCCAAGTTAGAACCAACGGAACTGAATAATCTGAAATTCTTCTCTCGTCAAATCCGCAAATGTGACATCTCTCTTCCATTGCTCCTTCTGCAATCAACCTTGCTTTTAACTTTGGAACGGGATATTTCGGATGTTCTCCGTTGAAAATTGATTCCAAAGTTGCCAATAGAACTGAAGGCTTGGTTGAATGATGAGCCCCTTGGTTCTTGTGTAATTGATAGAGGTTCTTACCAGATTCAGGATCAAAGAACATTTCTGCATAACGCTTGTAAGTCTGCAATCCAATGTGAAGAAATGCTGCCGCTTCTCTGTTTGAATTGGTTGACTTCATTGCGTACCTAATCTCTTTCTCCGTTAAATGGTACGCTGGTTTGTACCAATGCTTTGCTTCTGCCATTAACTCAATTTTCCTTCTACCAAGTGAATGAACCAACAAATGAATGAATAAACCAATCCTGAAATTGCCCAAGTTAAACTTTCATATTCTACAAACTTAGCAAGGTCAAACAACAACCTGCCGCACAAAAATCCAATCCAAACTGAAACGCACAGGAAGCAACTGAAAAAATTAGAAATTCCCTTAAATACCCAAATTTTAAACAAGTCATTAGTCCGAACTTCATCTAAATGTCTCAACCATTTAAACAACGGAAACGATGATTCCGAGATAATTGAAGTTACTTGATAACAGACTGCGATCGTCACTAAAAATTGTAAAATATAAATCATTTCTTTGATAATTTAACTTCGTGTGGGATTGAACTTTTTGCCAATTTCAACGAAAGGTCTGTTATTTCAGATTGAACTTTTGAATCGATTAGAAAATGACCTCTGTCAATTGCAAATTCAACCATCGTCTTAGCCTGTTGTTCAGACACGCTTAAAGATTCCATCAAGTTTAGAACCGTTTGTGCTTGGAAATTAATATCTTTCTTCTGCCAAGGTTCAAATTTCAACAAAATATTATATTTCGTATCTTTACATCCGTTTGGACATTTGCTCATATCGATCTTTTATCCTTGCAAAAATGTGATTAAATTCGCCTATTTCTGCATAGATTGGAATTTTATCAATGAAAATGTAACCTAACCATTCATCTTTGTACTTTTTAATTTGAATTGACATTAAACTTTTCTCCTCTTTGCTTCACTGATTATTCTTCTACCAATATCATACGCTGGTGAATACCAAGATAGATCTGGTTCCTTTTCTGGTTTTTCTTCCGCTGATGGCTCTTCTTCTGGCATTTCCTCATCAGACGCAGGTTCTTCTTCACTTTTCTTTTCACCTCCTACTTCTGGTTCAGCAGGTTGTCCTGCCTTCATATCCTGCAACCCTTTCAAATCTAACGGAGGATTATTTCCAACCTTAATCTGCTGAATATCTCTGTAATCAAACCTGTGATCACCACCATAAACATCATAACCAATTCCAGTGATGTCATCTGCCAAATCCCTTGGATCTGCAATCGTGTACCATTCACTGTTTGAAAATACCTTCAATGGCATCCTCGGTGAACACTGATCCAAATATTGTGCTAAAATTCCCTTGTCAAAATAATACATTATTTTTCCTTTTCTTCTTTCCCCCTCGTGGGTTCACTATAATTATCATCTTGAGATGGATTTTCATCGTCAAGTTTCTTCTTTATTTTCTTCTTGATTGGAATTTTCTCTTTGACTGGCATCAAATCGTCCAGTTCGTCCAAATCAACGTTATTGATGTCAATTTTCATTTCAATTCAACGCCGTCAAGTGTATTTAAAAATGCTTCCACCGTGTATTCTTTTCCTCGGTTGGAGATAACTTTTGAATGTTCTAAAATGTCCATTCTGTCTTTGGCAATTATGGTTTCCAATATTTCAAAACCTTGTAATTTATTGAATATCATTCTTCTTGAAAATTGACTGTTCTTTAATTCTTTCTTCGGATAAGTGAACTTTCCTAATTGGCAAATTTCATAGATGCAATCTTCCTGAGTTTTACCTGGCCAGAGAATATAAATGAAATCTGTTTCTTCGTCAAACTTTTTTCTCTGTTCCATATAATTTCCAAGAATAGTAAGAGACGAAAACAAGAGTGATAGCAATCACAACCAAACTACTTAAATTGAAAATACCTTCAAGTGTCTGTGGATTAAACTTTTGAATTATTTGATTCCAGTTATTCATTTATTTGACTTTTAATCCAAGTTTCAAGTTTCATCTTTGGCTCCCATTTCAGGACTTTCTTCGCTAACTCATTGTTAGCCAACGTGATCAAAGGTTCTTTTTTTGCTTCCAAATGCTCTTTTGGATGATTATAATCAATCATATTACACAAAGCATTTATTGAATGATTTTGACCTGAACCTAAATTGAAAACCCCTCTACATTCAGTTTGGAACGATTTGATGATTCCATCGACAATATCTTGCACATAGGTAAAATCTCGTCTCTGTTCACCAGTTCCAAATATCTTAAACGCTTCACCTTTTGAATAATTATCAAGAAATATCCGAATCGCCTGTTGATACTGTCCACCTTCAATCATTCTCTCGCCGTAAACGTTGAAGAAGCGCAATATTCGGCAGTTCATTCCATACATTGATTCAAATAAAGAACAGTATTCTTCTCCAATCACTTTCTGCAATGCGTAGGGCGAAAGTGGGTCAAGATGATCAAGTTCATGACTTGGAGTATTGTTCCATTTGTTTCCATAAACACTTGACGAAGATGCAAATATGAAGTCCTTTATTCCACATTTTACACACGCTTCTAAAAGGTTCAAAGTTCCAAACACGTTAACTCTGTCATATCTCAGTATATTTTCAAAACTCGGTTGAACTCTTGCTTTTGCTGCTAAGTGAATGACAACTTCAGAATCCCTTAAAACATTGCAAATATCAATTTGACTGACAGTTGAAATGTCAAACGGATAATAATGGGCAGAATCGTTCATGTAAGTTCCAGAGGAGAAATCGTCAATGACGTGAACGTCATATTCCAATTCAATCAATTTATCAACGAGATGGCCGCCAATAAAACCACTTCCACCAACTACGATTATTTTCGTTTTCATTTCTTTCGTTCTTTTAACCTTCTCTGAATATTCCATTCCTTCCAAAAGTTATCCATTTTCTTTGGAAATTCAATAAATCGTTCAAACCAAATTTTCCACGTTCTTTTACTTGCTTTAAGTTTTGGAACTCTGACAAATGCAGGAACTTTGACTTCTCCTATTGGAGTTTGAACAATATTTGTCAAGTTTTCCTGACCACCTTGTTTATAAGTGTTTTTCTTTCCGATATCTGTTTTTTTCATTTTCTCTTTAATATTGTTAAACCTGGGCTGTCTTTCAATTCAAGTTCAATTTCCCAATCTCCTGCATCTAATAAATCAGTTATTGCAGAACCGTATGCATTTCTAAACAGCATTGTATCGTGAATTGCAATGTGATTTGAAACGATTGGAGCGTGAAGTTTTAATTCATTCTTCAAATGTTCTTCTGAATGCAATGAATCTATGAACAAAAAGTCAATTTTATCAAAATAAATTTCGGTTGATGAACATTCATGAATATAATATTCCTTTCCATTTTGCCACGCTAATTTATGTGCTTGAATTGCCCAAATATTTTTATCAAATCCCCTAAGTTTCTGAATTGGTCGTTTATGAACATCAATATCAACTGAATGGATTATCTTTGCTTTTGAAGCCAACAATGCCCAAGTTGAATTGACTTGATTTAAACCGAACTCAACTGAAATATTCCCTTTACTTGAATATTTCCTCAGAACATCCATATAATGGCCGATCCATTTAATTGAATCCTTTCCGCCTTGATTTTCTGGTCTTGACTTGACCCAATTAAAGTTCTTTCTAATGGTTGATTGAAGTTGACACTTTTCAATGTTCTCGTCCGTCAACAAATCATAATATTCCGTCATCAATCTTCCAAACTTATAGGTTCATTTTTACAAACAATTAAATCATTTTCATAGTGATTCATCGCGTTGATTGTTATCTTCAAGTTACCTAGTTCAAATTGCCCTATTTCACCTGATTGAGTGATGATTTCTGATAGATTTTGAATCGTTATAAAGTCGTTTTGGTTGAAAGTATGTCTATCAATTTCAACAACTATTTCTGGTTCAGAATCTCCCCATTCGGATATTACTTTCTTTTCTAAATCGAATTTAGTATTCGGTTGCTCATCTCTAATATAAGCATAGATAAATTGATTGTCTAAATTCTTACTGGCTTCAAAATATGCAGTGCAATGATCGCACCAAGGTTCAAGGTGATATAATAGTGCAGAATCACAATTCTTAACTTGGAATCCAACGTTATATTGATGACTTGGTGTAATTGGATGATGCCATTTATCGTGTTGTGGAACTGATTTCCATTTACGAATAAAGTTTCTGAGTGATTTTGATTGTTGGCCATCCCATTCAGTTGAATTTTGACCAAAGGAAGTTAATGTCGGATTCCACCGTGAACCTGCACAACTTCTATGGTAGACGAATGATTTCCACGATTGAATGAACTCACAACCATTGAACAAAAGTCTATTCCATAAATCATCATCTTCCCTTGAAGTTGGGCGAAATAAAGAATCACACCCTCCAATCGAAAGATATTCTTCAGTTTCCATCAAATATGGAGCAAAAATTCCCTTGGTAAAATTGACAGTCAATGCTCTGTATTTCTCATCAACATAATTTTGAAGTCTTTCTTCATCCAAATCTTTTGGATCATTTGGTAGCCAATCAAGACTAATTTTACATGGTTCAGGAGGATGAATTGAAGGTTCGCATCTAGTAGCAGAAATAACTCGTTTAGGTTCCATCAATTCTAATATTCCATCCAACGAACCTTTTAACCAAACCATATCGGCATGAGCAAGAACGAATAATTTCGTTTTGACTCTTTCAACCAATGAATTGAAAAGTATAACATGACCTAATCGTTCTGGTCCAGAATTGACAATAAAATCAAATCGTTCGTCTTTTTGACGAATCTCTTCCATCCAAAACTTACTTCCATCAATTGTACTAAAATCATCAGCACACAGAATAAATGGTTCATTTCCTATATTTCTACGAATAGAATCATATGCAAATTTTAGAAAGTGAAGATTTTCTCTTGAAGGGATTATGAATGTGACATCTGAATAATTATATTTTTTAATCATTTTCAAAGATCGTTATTGTTCCATCATATTTTATTCTAATAAATTTACATTTTAAGAATTTCATAATTTCACATTGCCTATTAATGTCTTTTTCTTTCAATTTTCCATTTTTATGAAAATGTTTAATTTCATCAAACTCAATCACAACGTTGTTTTCTTCATCATATCCATCAACCCAATAACCTAATTCTTTAATATGAAATTCTCCGCCATTTTCAGCGTGTTGAAAATTATATTCATTTTCTAATCCATATTGTTCAATTATAGTTATTGATTTTGGATTATACATCGGAGAATATTGGCCGATTAATAATTCGCGCTGTCTTTGTGCAGCCAAACGCATTTTCAATAAAACACCATCTTGAGTAACCGGATTATTTTCGGTCATTCTTTTTGATATTTTTTCTTTATTTTCAGGTTTAAATGATGGATTATTTTCCTTAAAGTATATTCGTTTTTGTTCTCTAGATTCTTCCGATATGAATTTTGGCATTTCATGCATCATCTTCATATGACAACTTTTACATTTTCTATTTTCGGAAATAGCTCTATTAACATTTGCTATTGACATTTCTGTTTTCTTATTGCAACATGGATACTGATAAATTAAAGTTTGGTGATAAATTTTGCCTTTTTTACTTGTCGGTTTACTATATCTTACACACGAATGACATAAATTTGTACGTTTCTGAGATATTCCCTTACATTTTGGATTATTGCTGGGATTTGAGCAGATTACGGTTTTATTTTTACATTCTTCACAAATAGTATTATAATTACACGCTTTAGTAAAAATCCATTTATGTTTATAATTTATATTTTCAGCGCATTCTGGACATTTTCTTTCAAACATTGATTTAATTTTCCTTCTTCAATTTTAGTGAAATAATTTTGAAGAAGTGTCTGAACCAACTCATTTATTTTCAATCCTTGTTCAGCACAATGAACCTTTAGAGTTTTATGTAAATCTAAATCAATTTGAATTGGCGTTTGTTTCTTCTTCATATCACTAATAATTATCCAAAATAAAATTAAAAACCTATATTCTTATAGTTTTATAGTGTTAAACTTTATTTAAAATCCAAGTTCCACGATTGCATTGTTTAATCTTCCCTTCTTTTTGAAGCTTATTCAGGAAATAATACGTTCCAGAAACTGCCCCTCTTCCGGGTTGAACGAATGCTCTGCCTTTGAAAAATTCATCATCCTTGTCATATTGCTCTTTGTAAACAACGTTTCTGGCAATCAATCTCGTTGAAACTGGATATGATTTACCTTCTAGGTAATTGAGTATTTTCTGGTAATTAGGATTCATATTTAAAATTTAAAAATGGGGAATGATATTTCACACTCCCCATCTAACTTCACAGTTCAAAAAAATTGATTTTATTTGGAATTTACTGCTTGATTAATTTCCTCATCAGTTGGAACTTTTGTTTTAGTTTTAACTCCAGTGATTGGTTCCGTTTTTCTATCAAGAACTTTGTTTAATTCTTGACCTGAAATCGTCAAAGGTTCTCCCATTGCGACTTTCTTCCAATTTTCACCCGTTGCTAAGATTGGAACCTTTTCAGGAATTGCTTCCTTAGCAAACGGAATGTAAATGGTCAAGAGTCCATCTTCAAACACAGATTGAATTCCAGATGAATCAAAGTTTGAAGTAATTCGCCATTCAAGGTCAAAATCTCTCAACGCCAAACCTTTCTTAATGTAGGTTTTTTCTCCGACACTTTCTTTGTCTGAACGGGTGAACTTGATACGAAGTTTGTCAGATGTCTTGGTTATTTCAATGTCATCTGCCTTTGCTTTCAACACTGGAATTTCAAATACTAAGAATTCCTTATTGAACCAAGAATCCAAAGGATAGTCAACTTGACTTGAACCTCTGAACGGTTGAAATTGTGAATGTTGTTTTAAAAGATTCTTGATGTCAAGTCCATCAAAGAATTTGTCTGCAAAAATTGCTGGATCGTTTGCGAAATAATAAGTTCTGTGACTCATAATAATTCTCCTTAGATGAATTAATTGGTTAATTTGTCCAATATCGGACGGTTTTTGCACTTCTAAACGATAGTGCAGTTTTGCCCTTCAATTTGGGCGATTGTGAACTGTGAAGATTTCTTACTTAGATCAAATCTGAGAAAAAGTCCCAGAATTTTCTCTCTGTAATTGTTATAATGGTTTGAGCCTTATCCAACCATCCTAACTTTGATGCAACCCGTAAATAAATTACTCTTCCATCAGAATTTGGTGTATTCTTAGCATTTCCAGTGATGTCAAATACTTGATAGTCATAACTGGTGTTTTTAAGGCGGACTTTGTCGCCAATTTCAACTTTTTCCATAATTAGATTTCCTTTTTTATTTGTTTAATAATTTTAAATCTTCTGGATACTGCGTTGCATGACCATTGTCAATTAACCATTGATTGATATTTTCACCATCAAGAAAAATTTCACATAACCATCTCCCGTATTTATCTTTAGAATCTTTAAACGTTTGAATAATTACCTCTTTTCCTAGAATTTTATCTCTCAATGCGTCTCTTGAAGCAATTCCAAGCGTTTTTGACTTACCTCTGATTTCTGGAGCATCGACGTATAATAATCTGAACTTTTGATTAAAAACGTGAATGTAAAATCCCAAGTCTAAATCAATCGTAATCGTATCACCATCATAAACTTGTTTAATTGTTGCGGTATATTTAAATTCCAATAATAGCCTCCTTAAACCTTTCTATAAATATCTCTTCTGAATAAATTTCAATATATTTCTTATATGCGTATTCAGCGCAATGATCGTAAAAGAGTTGATTTTCCTTCAGATGTTTTGCAATTAAAGTTGCTGATTTCATATTTCCAGTTGGAACTGTCAACTCAGGGAATAAAAGTCGCTGCGTGTCACAGCCTTCTGGATTATTTTCATCAGTTCTTCCCCAACCAATACATGGAATTTTAAGTCTGGCACACGCTAAACTGAACGATCCTGCTGCAAATGTTCGCATCAAGTTGACTCCAAACTTTCTCTTGTTCAATTCTAAGAACCACTGCTGCCAATTCATATATGGAAGATGAGTCAACCCTTCTAATTGTTCTTCATTGGCAATTCTTCGACCCATTGAAGGAGCATAGACTTCGTTAGGGCTTAAAATTTGCCCTACAATGAACGAATCCATTCCTCCGTACCAAGAACACATATTGCCTGAGATCATTGAACCTGAGCGATCCTCCGTAGAAATAAGGGGTAAACTGGCTTCTATCAGTAAACTTGGAAAGGTTTCGACAATGTGATCTGGAAATAACCCTTCAAAGTAAAGTTTATCCTGTTCATTATGACAAAGAATCAAGTTGACTTGACTTAGGAGATTGAGATAATTGATTTGGTCAATCATTTCATAATCCATCCACATTGTTTGTGGACCTTCTTGCATGACTGCCCATTTCTTACATTTTTCTCTGCTCCTCGCAAATCCTTCAAAGGCAACTGATGGATTCTTCTTAGGGACGATGATGATTCCTATATCGTATTCCTTTGGACCTGGTGATTGATTTAAAGGGCAATGTTCTGCATTCAAAATGAATTGCCAATTCAGGTCAGTCCTGCCACAACCTTCAAGTGGAGGAACTCCCCAATGTTGTCCTTCGGTATAGAAGCATATTTTCATGAAATGTGAAATAATTCTTTTAAAGATTCCATTGTAATTTGTGGAACTCGGTGAATTTTTAATTCTTCAACACAATCATATAAATCTAAATGAGTGTAAAGTTTAATATAATGATCAAATTGAATTTCACGAGCATCTCTCAGTTTTGAAACGCATTTAAAATATTCCTTGGGATATCTGTAAAATTTGATAAAATCATCAAATCTCTTGTGATCTGAAACTACTGCTATTTTCATATTATTCTACTTCTCGCAAAAATTTATAACACAATAGAAAATCGTCTTTTTTCGTCAAGAACGTGGGATCTTGCCAATTTTTAGGAATTGGGAACTTGGAATGATTGGTATAGATTCCTTTCGCATCAATTCCTAATATGCGAACTTCGGCACCAAAAATGTCAAAAATTGGAAATTGATCTGTTCGAGTCGAAATATTATATGACCAAATTTGTCCTACTTTCGGAGATTTCTTTAAAAAATTAAACATATTTTGAAAATTTAAATGATTTCATCAATTATTCCATATTCAAGTGATTCTTCAGGAGTCAAGTACCAATCTTTCTTCAATGAATTTACTTCTTTGAGTTTCTTCTTGGTCAACTTGGTCTTTGAAATGATAATTCCTTCAAGAAGTTTCTGCAATCTTTTATATTCAATGACATCATCCTTTATATCTTCCAATCTGCCCCAAGTCCCTGCTGAAAGTTGATGATATAATTGGGTTGAATATTTGTGTCCGAACCTTTTATGACCTGAAATCAAGAGAATCAAACCAGCACTCATCGCAACGCCGGTTGAAATTGTATTGATTGGAGTCTTTGAATTCTCCATAATTGAAACCAACCCTAATATCTGGTAAACTGAACCTCCGAAGCAATCAATGTGAATTTTAATCGGTTCAGGTTCATATTTCAAGTTGTAGACTGAAAACAACCTTCTCAGATGATCATCATCTTCGTTTATTTCAACGATCGATTCGGTTAATTTTCTAATTGAATCGTTATCAACACCTTCTGAGAAATACAGATTTCTCTTGAGTGGAAGTGGTAAGTTCAAACTCATGCAAGTAAATTATTTAAATGATTAACCATTTCTTCAATCTTTTCTCCTTCATGGTGAAAATTAGTGAAATCCTCATTTTCTTTCCGATACATTTCCCAAAGTGATTTATTTCCAAATTCAATACACGCTTCAACATTAGCAATTCTGTCACATAATTTCAAGTAAATTGCATTTATATCACGGTTCAATTTTACTCCAGAATTTATCTTTCTCTCTTTTCTGTTTTTGCAGTTCTCGTCTGTAACTAAAAAAACTAAATGGGCAATGTACCATCCAAATTCGTCCCAAATTTCTTCAAAACTTATTTTAGTATCTTCTAAAACATCATGAAGATAAGCAGCAACTTGAACATCATGATTCAGTTTAAATCTAACTGCTACTTCATACGTCTTTTGAAGATGGTAGAAATATTCTTGATCAGCGTAAGTTTGACCAATATGGGCATTTCTAGCGAAGTCAATTGCTCGGTCTAATTCAGATTGTTTCTGTTCGGTTGTCATCTAATATTTTATTTATTTCAATTAAAACTTCTTCAAATTCTTTTAACGGAATTGATATAATATGCATTTTATTTTTCCACGCTGAAATTAGCCATTTACCAAGACTATCTTCAAAGAAATATTCAGATAAATAGAAATGAATCCCTTCTTTAAATCCAAATTGATACAAGTCTTCATCATCTTCAACTCGCGTGACTTTACAATAATCCCAAGTTGTAATTGATTGAATCTGTTCTAGGTACATTCTTTTAAAGTTTTAAATTCTACTGAATAATTTTCAACTAAATGATCCAAACTCAAGCAAAGTTGATCAAAATTATTTTGATTCCAAACGTTGTGATTGTGTTTTCCTGCAATGTGCGATTGGAACATAATCATTCCGGTTTGATTTCCTTCACCATCGTCAGTTGTATTATGAATGGAAATATTTTCTTGTTGAATTCCATCATGACCGAAGAAAGTTTTACAATTCCATTTCATTCCTCGATTGTGTTCATAATGGACTGCGACATATTCAATCTCTCTTCCATCGTACCAGAAATTATTAATAGAAGATTTACTTCTATCAGACATGGCCCATCCCGGAGTTCTGAAACCAACTGGATAAATTCCACATTCTGCCCATTCCCATGCCATAGAATGCAATCTTTGAGATATTTGCATAACGTCCATTTCAGGGGCAAATTCACATTCTCCAAACTGCCTAGGATTAGAAGTCATGTGTAAGTGGCCGTGGTAGGCGATTTCGCAGAAATCCAAACTATTTAATTCGTTTGCCCAACCTTTATGTTTGGAAACTGGATACTCGTTGTGCCAATTAGATGGACAAAAGAGTGTAAATTTACAACCATATCGCTCATTTAATTCTCGGAACCATTTTTCAGTCTGTTCTCCAAGAATTCTGTAGCCAGATTTTGGATTACAATCGTCGCAACTGATGGTTATATTTAATTTAAGGTTCGTATCTAAACTCATCTTTTCCTTTTGAATTTGAATGAATGTAACAATGAAAAACATTTTTAATCCAAGGGCAAACTTTTACATCTGCACAGAACCAAATGTTTTCTTGATCTTGTGAAAAGACAACGTGATCTTCATAATTACTTCGTTCATAATTCCTTGGATATTCTATCAATGATGATGATTTCAGCCAATTTTCAAATTCATCTGCCCATTTTGTAAATTCTGGACTAATGAACATCGTATCATCGTCAGCACATTCATTTGAAAGAAATAATGCAGCGAATAAATGCTCTTTAAATTTACTCATTTCACAATATCTTTTAATTGATTTAAAATTGACGTTTGAGTTTCTCCCCAGAACATTTCACATTTCCAAGATTTCACAATGACATCGACTACTGCATTTCCATCTTGGATTGGTTCCTCGTCTTCCCAATTTCCAGGAATTTCAACAAAATAACTCTGCCAAAGTGGTTCTTTTGGTCCAGTAAATCTGTGACATTTATCCTTGATTGGACATCCTTCTCCTGAACAGGAGGTGTAATCAGTTGACATTTTGCAATTGATTTATAATTTGATTCATTCTAATGAAATAAAGCGTAAGATAAGAAATAAACAAGAAGATTGAAATTATGAGCCAAATTCTAGTGCGTTTTTCATTTTTATCAACCATACCTAATGCAGACGTTACCATTAACAATACTGTACAAATTTGCCCAATAATCCAAAGTATATTCATTTTCAATTATCGTTTGAATAATCAATCATTTTGTTAAAGTCTGGCGTGAAACTATCGTCTTCCTTGGTTGGAATTTCAGCAACCAACTCTCCCAATATTTCACAATATCCAAGTCCGTTGTTATCACAATAAAATCTGGCATCTTTAAATGAAATTCCTGGAACGTTCGGTCCACCCCATAGTTTCAATTCTCCGTCTGACGGATCAATGGCTTGTATTGTCGTTGTGAATAGTTTCATTAAAGATATCCCTTATTTTCATCCCGATATTCCTTGCGAGTAATTGGAATTAACTCCTTGTTATGGAGCCAATCCATTTCATCATCTGCCCAAACAGAATACCATTTTTGTTCAACTTCATCGTATCTAAAATCAATTCCCCACAATCCAGCATCTCTCCAATAATGATATCCTGCTTTAGGTTCGCCCCAGTTTTGCTGCTTTCGAGTCAATCGCATTGCAGTATTATGAAGGCGAATGTATTTAGGTGGTTTAATTTTCATTTCTTTTTATTATCTTCATCCCAATAGAACCACGGTTTTTTTGCCTTACCATCTATGAACGCTTGAACCTGTCCTGCTCTATAAATGGCTTGAAATCTCTTTGGGTTTGCAAAATTCCCCCACGAATGATCTAACAATGGATATCCCCATTCTTGCTCTTGGTATCCTTTATCAAACCATTTTTGATCATCTTTATTGACTTGCATGATTAACTTTTACTTCTTCAAATCCCTCTTTGAAGTGTTCATTTAATTGATTTTTAATTTTAATTCTTCCCGCGTTTAAATCCCTGATTGCTAAGGCTCTCCTTCCAACTTCTTCAAGTCCGAGTTCACCTTCCTTGCCTTGCCGAATATCTGATTCCAATGTCCAAATATCACCATTGGCTTTGAGCAATCCATCAAAGGATTCCTTAATAATATTTGCATCATAATTCTCTGAATATTCCCTATATTCCTCGCATTCTAAATAAGTGTCAACTTTTCCGCGATAGCATTTTAGATGAGCAATCGTCCAGCGATCGACTACGTCTCCAATTGATAATTTCAATGTTTAATTCTCCATTTCTTTTTTAAATTCAAGTTCTAATTCATCTTCAAAAGGCGAAGGCTCCCAACTGTCTCCCATCAATGTTTCCCAATTGCAAGAATCCATTGATCTTCGATGAAAGTTCCACTCAAGTCCTTCAGTTTGAATTGAATATTCAGTGATAATATTTATTTCAGTTATTTTCATTTTATTTCTTACAAGTTAAGTGAATATTTTTATTTTTCCAAATCTTTTGACAACTTTATTTTTTCCATCACCTCATCCATCTTGATAAATGATTTTTGAGTGAATAGATTGCTGAAATTCGCCTTACTTGAATCTTCTAGAATTTTCCACCATTCACCTTTATCAGTAACGGTACATTTTCCTAATGGATTATTTTCATTCAAGACTCCTGTTCGCTTCTTTGGATGTCTTCTGTTATGAACGTGGAGGAGATTTTGAAAGCAGTATTGAACGAATTGATCGCCTAATAACTTCTTAGCGATTGAACCAATCGAAATATCCTCGCTGCAATGCACCAACGCTTTCGGAATATTTACTCCACTTTTAAGCAAATCTGAACTGAATCCGACACATGATCCGTCAAATCTTGGTTCCGAAAACGAAGCAACTTGAATTGTATTGTTAGGAATTGTATTAATTTCTTCCATTCTTTCCCAACTCATGTAACCTTTACCGGAATCTTCAGAAGTCAACTGCCAATCATTGTCCTGAAACGGAACATTTTCATATCTTGGATGAAGTGGAGCAAATGAATTGTCCCACAATCTCCTATCAGCAAAATTAACAATATACTTTGGTGTTTCATTCTTTACAGATTCATGAAGTTGGTCTAAAACTTGCAATGTCTGGCTTGGCCAAAGTGAATCCGTTTCGCCCCATAAAATTAAATCTTCTTTGTCTTGCCATTCCCAATTGAAATCTCGCCGAGATGCTGCAATGTTGTAGAAATCATCTTGATTTGTTTTGAATTGAAATCTAAGATTTGCAGGATAGATTCCTTTTATTCCAACCTTATGCTCGAAGATATTTTGAATAGTTTTCATTTGTCCAGTTGGAAACCATGAACCAAAATCAAGTCCATATTTATCTTCAAAATATTCCCAATCAATCTTCTCTAAATATTCCTGAGTTGAAAAACAAAAGACAAATGTAACGTTTTCTTTGTTTTCTATTCCTTCCAACATTTTAACGCACGATTTGACGTGCTCGTCCAACATTTCTAACTCATAGAACTGAATCAGCGTTCCTATTGCAAACGTGTTCTTTAATCTCATTTGTACTTGTATTTTAAAACTTTATACTTCTGAATCATTTTATCGTTTCTAACCTTGATCAGGTAAATATCTTCATTCCAGGAATCAAAGCAATATTCAAATCCCCTAGACCTCCAAGTCCAAGCAAATAAATCAACGCAACATTTATTGTCGTGTATTAACTTTATTCTCTGAACGCCACAGTGATCAAAATGAATGTAATTTTCACTTAATACGATGGTTCCAACGTTGGATTTGACTTCAATTGGTTGAAATTCCTGTGAAATTACAAGATATGGAAGTAGAAGTAAGAGTAAGAGTTTCATTAATATAACTTATATTCTTTATATTTTTCGTAGAACGCAATTCTGCCAATTTCTTTAAGTTCAGTGACAAATTCCCAAACTTCATCAGTCAAATCCTCGTGACCGTTCATGTAATCACAATAATGTAACTGTTCATAATCCAGATTTTTGTAATCTGCCCATGTTGCTATCCAAAGCATTTTTGATTTTTTCATTATATCAATTCTTTTAGTGATTTAATTCTCTTATATCCGACCTCATAACGTTGATTGTGAGGAGCATCGAATAAATAACAGCAAATTCCTGCTTTGTTCAGTTCAACAAAATTGTCAAATCTGTCATCTACAAAAATATCACAGTCCAATTCTTTCAATACTTCAACCTTTGACTGCCCTAATCCAACCGTATAAACTGGACGATGAGGAAATCCGTTTGCATCTAACCACTGCTCCGTTATTTCAGTTGAAACTGGTCTCGATGTGACGTATCCTGCTGGTTCAAATGGAATTTCACAAGGAGGAGTTAAAACTTCTAAATTCAAATAAAAATCATCTAACTTTTCATCTTCTTGCATTGCATTGAACCTTGAAGTGATATGTCTGTCAAAGTACCATGCAGTTTGTTCTTGAATATTCCACATCTTGCACCAAGCAGGAGCCCATTTACAAAGGACTTCGTCAATGTCAAGATAGATTTTCTTAGGATTCAAATAATTGTGATCCCTATTATCCATTTCTGGATGAATCTTGTAGAATTCGATCAACGAAGCAATTCCCCATGCAGCGTTTGCAAGATGTAAAGTTGGACCGAATTGTTTCAGAATTTCTTCCGGCCAATCCATGTCATAATCTTCTCCGTCTCTGAACTTTTCAAGATGCCTAATTACTGAACCGACTGATTCTTTCCAAGGCTGACCGTTTCTCCAATTATCTTCGCCAGTTTCAAGAACATTGCCTTCCGTATCGCGAATGGTGTATTTTTCCGCTCCTGCTGAATAAACCTTAGCGAGTTCTTTTAGAAAGTTTGGAGGGATTAAATGATATTTGAGTTTTCCTGTATTATATCTTCTTGCCTTTTTCATTTTTAACAAATTCGCATTAATTTTTTAGCAGATTGAATTTCTCCTTCAGTTGGCTCTTCAAAGGGACAATTCATTTCATTTAAAATATCCCAGAATTTAACTGGAAGGTGAATATTTCTCTGATGAATGCAATCAATGAATAGTGGAGCGATTTCTTCAATCGAATAACCTGCGTTTTCAGTTCCTATTTTTGGAACTATGAAGGTTAATTCTGGATGTTCCATTGCAAATAAAACCAAGTCTAAAATTTCAATTTGAATTTCATTTAGAGTTGATGACCTTTTCTGCCACCAATTCTTCTTCGTGATGATTGCGTAACTTTGACCTTGAAGTCCCTTACTTTGTCCTAGAATTGCTCCACATTTCTGTAAGGCAAATAACGCTAAACCTTTTTTATGACGACCTTCCGAGTTTCCTCCGAAAACCAAGATTTGTCCGGGTTTGATTTCAGTAACAATGTTTGGAGTAATTCGATTGATCATGAATCAAATTCGTTTTTAAATTCGAGAAATTCGGTTTCTGAAATTTCATTGATTATTTTATCAATATTTTTATCAAACTTTGAAACCTTAAACTCCCATTGAATGGTTTCTGGAGTTGAAACGTCATGTGGAATTGAAGTTGTTTTAGTAATTTCTGTCAATTGAAAATCTTCAGACAACTTAAAAACAGATTCAATGAAAATATCATTGTCATCATCTCCATCAACATAACCTGAACTAAAATAAATTGGAAATTGTTTCATCCTGCAAGAATTTGTCCCCAAATTAACCCGTGAACAATTGAAGTTCCAAAGAAATGAAACCAATTTAATCCCTTCCAACTTGGAAAGACAGAATCACCATCAATTAGAACTAGAATTACTCCGAAGAATGGAATGAATACGTTTAAACCTTCCATAATGTTTAAGATTTTAATTTACAAATTATTCCCTCGAAGTCCTTAAGAATACGAGCAGGATGGCCTCCGAAGTTATGGTTTGGTTCATGACCGAAATAAGCCACTTTTTCAATCGTTCCAACCCGAATCAGTTGATTAACAACTTGATAAACTTGGCGATTGTCTTGTCCATAGTCATCAAAGATGAAATAGACCGGATATCGTTCGTCATGTTGTAATTTTAAACAACGAGTGAAATCCGACATAATTGCATCAAATTCATGAACAGCATCGATGAAGAATACATTACAAGGTTCATGCTTAAAATTTTCTTCCAGCGGCGTATCATAAAGGTTCATCGGAATGAACTTAATGTTCTGTCTATCTGCATTCAATCTTTCTGCCTGATCAAAGTGATTTGGAAGATTAATTGTATAGACGTTTTTGAACAAGTGACTCAGGATCCGGGTCGTTTGTCCTTTATGGGTGCCAAATTCAACACAATTGAAATACCTCGATTCAGGGATTGCAGTGAAGAAATTCCACAAATCTGTCTTGAACTTGAATGAAGTTGTGGAGAGGTTTTGAAACTTGTCCTCCCCACATTCTTCGAGCAATTCTTCTATTGTTTTTAAATAAACTGTTTCTTTCAAAATCAATAAATTCTTTTATTTGGTGAAATTGAACATGACATCATACAATTACCATATTCTTGATTAAAGAAACCAATTGGGTTTGAAGTTTTAATTCCACTCTTTTCACTTGTGATATTTTCAAATACCAAATCCAAATGATTTTTAATCATTTCAAGTTGTGGTCCAAGTTGAATCTTGTTTGGATGATCAAAGGTTTCATTTAATTCAAACCATCCGTGAAGCCAATAACAGAAATCTCTACTGTTCATAATCCAAGTTTTTCTTTGACTAAATTATAATTGAAACTGAAATTCTTCTTTGAATCAACTGGCAAACCTAATGCTAATCCTAATCTCAAAATGGTCGGCTTTCTGACTGCATAAAGTTCTTTCGATGTTTTGAACAAAATTCCTGAAACAACTGACCAATCAATTTCTGATGGTTTTGGTGGATTAGGTTCAGTTCCTTCCATCTTAATCTCTTCAATGCACCAAAAATCATCTGCTTCATTTGGATTAAGTAGGAATGAATAAGGCATCCAAAAATATCCACCATCAACTCCCCAATCTTCACCCCAGGAATTTTGACATTTGAAGCATTTTTTGCTGTCCGAATAACCTGTTAAAATTACGCAATGTCCTCCTTGAATTCCCTCATTCTCCTTTGGTAATGGCATAATTCCAGTTGAATTCGCCCAAGATCCAAAGAATGAATCATATACCGTAAACCCAAATACAATTACTGCGCCAGAAACTAAGGTTGCTTTTAAATCATATTCATTTTGATTTACAGTTGCATATTTGACTGTGACATTTTTCAATCCGTTTTCATATGCATCGGGACTTGGTTTTTTGATAACAGAAGCGAGATCATCGTGATATGGATGGAATTTTTCTAAACATAAGCCAGTTTTATTCATTGCCTTGAAACCTGATCTAATGTAAGTTCCAGCGTCTTCTTGAGTTGACCCATCAATATCTCTAGCGTTCCAATAAACAAACAAACGACTCGGTTCAAAATCGAAATTTCCAGTCAATTCCTTGGCTTCATATCTAAATCCTGAACTGCAACCATTTCCAACACATGATCCTGCGTTGAACTGATTATATGTTGGAATTTTGTAATTTAATTCAAATTCACTCGGTAACTCAATTGGAGCAGTTAAATGTCTCGTTGACTTAAAATCCCTTGAATCTGGCGGACTTGGTTTCCAGTTTAATTTTCTACCATGATTAATTTCTGACACTATTTATTCCTCTTATGTTAGTTGTAAAATTTTCTTAATATTTTTATTGCATTCTTCAATCATTGCATAAGCATATTCAATGTCAACTTCGTTTCCAGAAAAATCACGATATGAATTTCTTCCATCAACATATTCATTTCTATGATGAAGCCAAGTTAATAATTGACCTAGATCTATTAATTCAAATTTTCTCGTATTTCTCGCACTCATCCTTTCATTGTCGACTGCGGATTCTTCTGGATGACCACATTTGATGCACAATCTTGGATAAGGTTGATTCATTGCTTTTGAATAGACACACCCTGATATATCAGCACATTTATTTTTCATCTTTTATAAATATCAAAATTTTAGAAATTCAAATGTTTTCTTCATCCAAGCATTAGATTGATCGGGGCTGTTTGGAATTGCATTAAAATGGTAAATTCCGGGAATTTTTGTAAACAAGAACCTATTGTCAAGAACTCCTTTTCTAGATAAATCCTGCATATTATAACGATATGAAAGAATTTTAACTTCCAATTCAATTTCGTTGGTTAAAAGATTCACGAGCGGCTGATCTGTTCCCGATCCGTACTTTTTTTGAGTTGCTAAAACTTTTTCCTGATTGTCCCAATAGAATTTCAACAAAGTTTCATGGACGAATTCAAACGATTTATTTGTCACCATGAATCCTGAATTGATATATTTCCAGATGTTGAACTTTTTAGTAAATATTTCAGGGAATTCAAACTGGTAATTTTCAATTGAACGAATAATCCAATCATAGTCGCCATCGTTGTGAACACCGCAGAATTGATTTTCGGTTAATTCAAAAAAGTTAGGACAATTAGGATGAATAATCGTATCGGCATCTACCGTACAAATCTGTTCAGTCGTAATATCTGGCAAAAGTTGCGGCCAATAGTGACGGTAATAAATTGGCGACATTGCTGATAAATCCATCAAAGGTTCATCTAAGACGAACAATTCGCAATTATTTTTTTCACACCAAACTTTCCACGAATGGATTGAAAGGTCGTAAGCATCAGTCCTTCCCGGTTTAGCAGGATTCTTGATGTTGGTGATAAAGACAATATTTTTTTTCATCTAATTCGATTTTCTTCTGTTTCAGTTACTTCAATTTCCAAATCCGACCAATATTCAAATACTGGATAGACACTCCGGTAAATTCTCCTCTCTCCGGCCCAATGAGCAGGTTCAACGATTAATTCAGAATCAACTAATCCTCCTTTTTTGGATTTTGCATTTTCTTCAGAGTCATCTGACCATTCCCCACAAAGATGGAACATTCCAGTCAAATTTCTATCATCGACTGATTTGACAGTTGCTAAATATTGTGGAGAATGATAATAACCATCTGTAAATGAATATCGTTGATTTGTCTTTTCTCCGACATATTCATTTTCTCCAATGAAACATTTTTCACTGACTCCGAATGAATTTTTCTTCCAAACAGTTACTAATTTATATTCTTCAATTAATTTATTCATAAGAATATTCCGATTTTATAATTTCTGAGTTTCCAACCTTTAATGCAATGGCCCTTGCTAAATCTGAATATCCCTTGAAATCTCCATATTCATTAATTCCGTGACAGCCAGGGTGAAAATCCCAATAATTTCCTGACATGACTATTTTTCCATTTAAGGAAACTTGTGCCATTTCACAGGATTTGTCAATTTTTATTTCTATGATGTTTTTCATTTTAATTGATAATTTTCAACTATTTCAATATTGTTTGAATAATGACGCAATGTTGCCCAATCTCGATTGAATGGTCCAGATGAATCTTCTTTTCTATCAATTGCCAAGTATTCTGAATAATGAGGATTAGTTTGGCTTGACTTATAATCAAAAGTTAAATCACCTCGTTTCCAAGTCAATAAAGTGTGAAATGTTTCTTCAGGTTCAAATATTTCAACCAATCTCAACGATGCTCCTTCCCAATCGTTAAATTGAACGAAGTAGATTCCATCGTATTGAACTTCTTCTTCGTACATTTTGAACTTGATCCTGAGAAAGGAACAGTCTTGGATTTCTTTTCCGTTTTTATCTTTCATAAATTTACAAATGATTGATTTGAAATTGGTTTTCCATATTTTTCAACATCTTTCTGACATCTGAATATAATTTCTTCAATGGAAACATCCGAATCAGGAATGAATAAAACTGATGCTTTCCCTTCACTGATATCATCATATTTGATAAATTTTCCGCAAACATCACATTTAACGTCATATTTATTCTTCATGTCCATAATACAATGCAAGGTTTTAAATGTGGATAATCTTTAATGCTTTCTTCAAACTCTTCAAAATTTTCGTAATCATCCTCATTATATGAACATAATTCATTTGAAGGTTGATCAAAGTATTGTGAACAAATATGATTATCGTCATTTGATAATTCATAGAATTCTTTGAATCCGTTTCCTTCTTCATCTTTGGAAATGACAACGATCCATTCATCTTGCGATTCTGGAATGTCATTGACTAACTGTTTAAATTCTTTTACTGTCATAATATTTCAAATTCACAGAAGTCTTTGTAGAATATTTTTAGAATATGAACCTTTTGCTCAATTGTCATCTTTGGTAATTTATCTTCAAATGACAAACTATTTACATGATTAGTTATCAATGGAAGAAAATCATTATTATCCAAAGGATTCCAACCATCGCCATTTAAATATATTTCAATTCTTGGAGCATAAGTTTTCGTGTCAAAGATTACTTTCTTAACCTTTTGAACTTTTGTTATTTCGTATCCAAATATTTTCATCGTTTCAACAATTTTCGTCTATTTGTAAATCATATCCAACTGGTTCACCTAATGTTTCTTCCAGTCTTCGTTTGAAGTCATCAAATGCAAATCGCTTTGCAAGATTTAAAGATTGACTTGACCAAGCATCATGTTGGAATGTTACCATCCAGTCATCATCTCTTCGCTCAATGAAATAATAACCAAATGTAGTTTTGGTTGAAAACAATTCAAACTCATCAACACCAATCTGAGTCCAAACAAACGGTTTAATCTTTACCATCGTTTATTGATACTTTAAATGTGTGAACGTAACCATGTTAATTTTCATCTTTTAATTCTTCTGGAAGTGGTGAATTTAGAATAGAATCTTTGTCAACGATATCAGAACCATCCCAAGATCCATCTCCAATATATTCAAATTTAAGTTCTGCTTCTTCTGAGCAAATCTCCCGTTGCTTTTGACACATAACTTTGGAATATTCCTTCATGATTAAAAATAATTCATCTAAATCGCAGTCATTAATATCATCATATAAACATTCAGCAATTAATGAATCATGACATTGCTGATCTGTGTCAATTATTTCAAAATATTGAATTAAAAATTCTTGTGGTGTCATATTATTTCTTTTAATTGATTTGCAATTTGTACTGATGTTCCTATCTTTCCACTGAAAATGGAATATAATTGGTCTGAGTGCTTTGTGATGTAACTCGGTCTTCCGTCATCATGATCTCTATTCGGCAAAACTGTTCTAATTGTGAACATTGAACCGTGATAGTGAACTCCTCCTATTAATTTACTTGAACCTTTACTTGATTCGGGAATAACTGGAGTTGAATCAAACTTGAAGAATTCTGAACAACCATTCAAAATGAAAGGGAATCTGGATAAACTTGATTTACAAGAACCAATGTTCAAAATGTCTGAATAACCTGCCGGAATCTTGTATTTCTTTCCAAATTGTCTGTCGTGAATGGCTTCCTTAACATGACCCAGAACGTGAAAATATTTACTGAATCCTAATGGATCAATGCAGCAAAATTCTCCATCCATAATTACCACACCAGTATTCTGCCATTCTTTTCCAACCGATACAATTGGTTTTTCACACAACTCGAACTGATATTCAAGTTGATTCTCCTCATCTAAAATATCATTGAGGTTAGCATAAGTTGCATTGATGACCAAATCATATTTCTTCAAGTCCCTTTTCTTAAAAATAGAATTAGTTTTTAATTCAATCCTATTTTCCTTGAGTCTCTTGATTAATTCAAGATAAAGTTCGGCCGAATCAAAACTATTTTCTTCAACTTTGACAACCAAATCAAGTTTGTTATAAAACAAAGGTAAGTTATTTTCTTCAACTTTCCAATATTTTAACTGATTATTTTCAAGAAAGTTCAAGTATTCATTTGAACTCACCTTCGATCCTTCTTTAGCAATCGCGTAATATCTCGAACCTTTAACGATGCACGATGAAAATTCAGATTCAAATTCAACAGTGGATTGAATCATTTCACTGCTTCTTGGATAGTGATATCCTTTGTGCAAACGATATTGATTAATTCCAGATGCACTTGAAAGAATTGAAGTTCCCTTCTCAAATATTTCAATCTTGGCTTTTTGAAATTTCTCCCTCAACTTTAAGGCCGAATTTATTCCAAAAATTCCTGCTCCAATTATTGCTATTTTCAATTCTAACGCCTTCTTTTTCTTTTAATGTAGTTGTGGTTAACTTGGCGGAGATAGTCGCGTAGAGCCCGATTATTTTAATTCTGCGGACAATTCAGTCAAGATTTTACCAATTAGATTTTCTCCCCAATTGCTAATATTATCAAGTGCCGATTTTTCATCGTATCCAATTCCCCAAATTCGATCAAAAGGACTTGCTTCAACAAATTGACAATCCTTATAAGAAAGCAACTGATGAAGTAAATCAACATTCTGAACAAATTTACATCTCAGTATTTCTTTAACCTTTTCGTATTTAACTTCATCCCAAGTCTTAGAATCAAAGTTTTTAACCCTTCTACCAATTGCCTTCTGATCCCTCGGCGACATCGCCCAAAGAATTTCTTTGCCAGTTTTTAAATCATTAAATGTGATGGCCTTTTCATACATCATTGCTTGTTCAGCACAATTGAAGACGATTCCAAGATATTCAAAGTTACTAAGATGCCAATTTGAAAATGGCCCGCTCCAGAAAAATTTATATTTCATTTTTAAAATTTAGTTATTTCAGTTGTTGGAGGTAAATCTTCCTTCAACCTACGATGAAAAGATTCTTCTCCGTCATCACAAGATAAAAGATAATCAATCCGTTCCAAGTAAATTCTAGCAGTTTTGATGAAATCTAATCCGATTTCAAATTCAGAAATGGTTTCAATTGAAAATTCGTTAGGATTTTCTTCAATGTTCCGTTGAATTTCATCAATTGCTTGATCCCATTCATATCTCCGTTGCAAGTATTCAAATGCTCCTCCTAACATATTACTTCGCCATTATAATTGTTTCTAAAGAAGTTACACCTTGATTAGATGCGGTTGCGATTCCAGAACTTATTCCTTGGAATTTATATCCAAAATAACTCAAAGTGTTCATTGCTTCTTGAATCGAACCACATTCTACTCTTTTTTGATACTCATTACTCCAATAACTCACCTTCATGTTATAATTGACAATTGTCACATATTCAACTGGAGGTTTCTGCCAACTAACAAACGCAACGATTAAAAGAATTGCTGCGATTGAAATTAGAATGTTCTTTTTCATAGTTTATGGAAGTTTTGGTTTAATATATTTTTGAAAGATGAATTGAACAATCACAACTGTCAAACCAATTGTAACTCCACAAATAATTGCTTGTTGCATTTTATCGATATTGATTTTGAATGAATTCCCACGTTGATTTCATCACATTTATGCGATCTTCAATTGGGAATCCGGTGAAATGCCAAATATAGGCGTAATTCAGGAAATATGGTGATTTATTTGCATTCAACTGCCAATTATGGGCGAACATATTTTTCTTATGAATTGAAATTAGATTCCAACTTGGATCTAATAATTCAATTTCAACGTTTGACCTTTGTAAGAAAAAGTTCAGCAATGTCTGTTCTTTTCCTCCTCCATCAATTTCGTTAATTCTTCCTTCATTGGCTATGACAAAGTAAAGGAATTTATGGAAGATATCCAAATATTTTTTTCCAAAGAATAGAACACCTGTATTCAAGTATTTAAAAATATCAATGGTTGTGTCTGGAAAGAACTTTTGTCTCTGTTCAATTGATGACATGAGCCAATTCAAATCGCATAAATCATTGACTCCGTAGAATTTATCTTCTTCTATGAATTCAAAAATATTAGGAGCGTCCCAACGAATCATCGTGTCTGAATCAACAACTCCTATTTTATCATATCCCTTTCCGTACTCATATATTAAAGATTTATTCCAAATAGGAAACTTCATTTTGAGTTCATCTTCCTGCAAAACCTTTAAATCCACGTTGTTCTTAGCACACCAATATTCCCAAGTCTTAATTGAGTATTGTGCGTAATCATGATTCTGAATCTGCCTGTTAGGATCGTTAATGCAGATTATGAATACGAGTCGTTTTTCTTTTAAATTATTTTTTAGCATTTGTCCAAGTTTTCCACATTTCTAAGTTAGAGTTAACTCTATTTGATATTGCTCCTTTACTTAAATTCAATGCCCTTGAGGCAGATGCCAAACTTTCATAAAACACATCATCAATTATCACAGACCTCTTAGAACTTGAAGTGGTTTTCATTCGTTCTCGAGTTTCAACTGAATGTTTTCTACCTTTTCTAGATTGACTTCTTTTCTGTCGAGTTTCTTCGGAGACAATATGATTTTTATAAGATTCTCGCCATTTCTGAATATTTTCTTCAGACCTCTTTTTTCCGAACATTCCATGATTTTCTCCAAAACAAACTCCCTTACTATTTTCACTCATGAGTCGTTTTGACTCTTCTGTATGTTTTAATCCAAGTCTTCCGTTTCTAATACGTTCCTTTGCGTCATCAGTATGATGCCATCCTTGACCTCCTTCACCTCCTGTTCTAAGGTTGTAACACATTGGATCATCAATTAATTCAATTGTAACAACTGAACGTTCATGCTCACAAACCAATTGTCTAGTTGGATAGTTTGCGATTATTTCTTTAGTAAAATTTTCTTTACCATATTTTTCAATTGCTGCTTTAATCAATTTTCCGGAGCCCATATATGTGAAATCGTTTTCTGGACATAAACTTGTTGTCCTAATTCCAAAGTAGAACTTTCCATTGATTAAATTTGTAATCTTGTAAAAATAATGATTTCTAAATTCATTCTGTTCTTGGTTTTGTTGATTCACTAAGATTCCTCATTGCATTGGTTAACAGTTTTTCAACAAACTGATTAATCTTTAAGCAATGCTCATTACAATGACGAACTATTTCATCATGTATTGCTTCA